ATTCCGTGGCAAATCTGTTATGGCATCATATCCACCAGGAACAGTCGTTGCGTTGTCTGAGTGAGATGTGAATTTTGTAGGATCCTCACATACATAGGCAGTTGATACAGATGCTCCATGTTGAATCAATACATCATCAGCGAGCATCCATAGATATTGAAAAGGAACCTCCAAGCCACGATAAGAGGAAACCTGTACGGTTTTATCTCCTCCAGTCCATCCTTTTATCACATAAGGCACAAGCCCTGTGTTATTTCCAAGAGTAGCAGTTACACCACAAGGAATAAACGGCTTATAGCCAGCCCATTCATTCCATTGAGTGCCATCAACAGCAGTGCCCTCTCCAAGCCCTCCCTGTTTGTAGCCATCAGCTGTAAGTGTAGCGTTGTATGCTGCCTGGCAATGTAATGAAGCATATTCACATCTTTGGAGCCAGGCTATTTCATTGTAAGCCCTATAAGCTCCATGATGGGTGCCATTTTTACAATATGGACGAACCCCAGCCTTTGAGATAGATGTACGAGCCATACCAAGCTGAGAGTTATAGGTTCCATCTTTAGCAGAATCTCCAGATCCAGATCCACCTCTGAACTGAGCAGCATTAGCAGTAAGCTGAACAAATCCATTTGCATCACGAGCAATATCATTGCCAGACCAAGTAAGCCAGCTGCCAGAAACAGCAATATTGTTTGTAATATCTATGGTAGCGAACCAGGGAGATATAACTTTTCTCTCCATTTTGATAAACCCAGGTAGCGGGTATTCTGAGAATGCACGGATCCATTTGGTTCCCTCAATTTCAAATCTGAAATAATACTCAGGTTTTTCGAGCATTACGTTTCCATCAGTGCTGTCAAGAATGGCAGCAGCTCCACTGTCTTTTTTACGACTATCATTCTGATGTAGGTAGTATTTTACAGATCCATCTGTATTCTCCACAAAACGCCTTATCTTAGCCTGAATAGGCAGCGTTCTATGTAGATCCAAATTACCTACACGTGTCAGCCTGTAGTCACTACTGGTAAAATCACCTTGTACTCCGTACCACATATCATACGGATATTGTGGCTTTGTTGAGCCACTTCCTAACAGTAATCCCATAGCTTGTAATAATTAGAATTCATTTTATTTTTATTGTACTGCAAATATATTCAAAATGTGTTCAGCAAACACACTTTTGAGCAAAAAACAAACATATATTCTCACTTATAGTACTGATATACTATAAAGAAAATGATCACCTGGAGGATTTGACCTATTACACCTCCCATCATAGTTGATCCAAGATCCAACCAATCCCATTTACCTCCCCAGGCTCTATCTTTGAATTCCATACCAGCAGCCAAACCAGCTACAAATAGAATTGTGAGAAATAAGCCACAAGGAATAGCATAAATAAAATGCTTCATTCTGTTGCTTTCAAACATCCATTTCATTGTAATAAGAGTTCTAATTCGTTAATTTTATTTCTTAATTCCTGCCTTTCAGTGTGAAGATCTGAAATGCTATAAGGTAGAGTATCACCAAGTAAATTAGCCTCATAACATTTTATGATTTTGTAATCACCCTCAGCAAGTTGCTCCTTTAAAATAAGTATCTGGTTCCTTGCTTTCTGATAATCAAAAACACTCTCATATTTATATGAAATATGATCTCCATTATCGAAAGGAACTAATCTCACTATATGATCATTGTCAATAGGTATTAGTTTGGATTCATCAATAGCCTCTACAGGTTTCCATCCGTTTCCAGAAAGATCAGCAACCTGTTCACTAATGCTTATAACCCGTTCCTTTACTTCTACACCATCCACGTATCTATCTTTGATCTCAGTTATTATTCTTGAAACCAGATACCCTCCATCGTTTATATATCCGTACTCTATCATGTCTCATTAATATTTAAGCCTACTAATAGTCCATACCTCTCTTGCCACTCCATTCAGATAGAATTTAGTAAATACAAATATTCCCATCCATCCCTCTTGTATATCATAATAATCATTCTGAGAGCTATCATCATGTATATATTGCCCAGATCGTGGATAAAACCTCATAACTCCTTGACCAACTTGCTTAGCAAATATGATTTTGCCCTCAAATCCATCACTGGGTAAATACACATTCTTCGTTACTCCTGAGTTTGTCAATCCCAATAGGAATGATTCACTACCATACAAATATGTCGTTCCCGATGAATCGCTAATATATTTTTTATTTAGAATCAGACCTGATGCCATAAGATCCTGGAAGTACCCACCATAAGCAGGAGCGTTTCCTGAGTTGCTGGCTCTACCATAAACCCCTGAAATTACAGTATCAGGACTCCCGAAATCCCAGTTATAGTTTATATTAGCAAATCCTAATCCAACAATAGCCCCCCTGTGAGTATATCCTGAGCTTGATGGTAGAGCATCCGTTCCAGCTAAATTAGCAAAAATGCCAGTAGGAGACATATAAGCCGTACCAGTAGAATAAGATGGTCGGTTTTTTGCTTCAACCTTAACAATCCCATTATTAGCATCAATCGAAATCTTAGATCCAAGCCCATATAACATAGAGTAGTCACCTCCAGAGTATGTAGATTCAACAATGATACGTGCCATTGAAGCATCCAGGGTAATCTTGTTATCTCCAGATAGAGTAGAGACTATCTTACCCCCACTCATGAACCAATCACCGATATTAGCCCCCTCAGCAAGAAGTAGATTAGTGGCTATTGTTTCAAATTGTGCCCCAAACGTATTCCACTTACTTGTATCAGTAGGGGTTTTTCCTGAGAATGATCCACCATCAATACGAGCTATGTAATAAACACCGTTATATTTAACAGCATCCAGCCTGGTATTTGTTCCATAGTATGTTTTAGTATCATCATAAATTCCTCTGAAAACAAGAACAGGACTTTCCCCCTTATCTCCTTTTGCTCCAGGATCTCCTTTATCCCCCTTTGCTCCATCCTTACCATCATAAGGATTGACACGGACAGGAGTACTCCATTTCTGTACAAGCTTATCAGCATCACCAGTTTTAATCTTGTTAATATCATCAACGGACAAAGCTCCATCCAGGATCCGAACATCATCAAAATATGAAGATGATCCAAACATATTATCATCATACAGAGCAAAACCATCAACTTTAGTATTTACACTACCTGAATGAATTAGACTACCATTAACAAATACAGAGACGGTTCTATCATTGAATCGGAAAGCAAGGTGTATCCATGTGTTTGCAGATACATCAAGTGTTTTCTCTACATATTCACGTCCACTATAACCGTTTAGCATCCATTTGATTTGTGACTGGCTTGTTTTCATCCAAAAACAAAGAGTAAAACTGCTGCCAAAAGGTAGATCATAAGGGATAGAGCACTCTCCATTTTTACTCAGGTTCATAACATACCTACTGCCATCAGCTACAACTGCTCCACCATTGGATAAATATCCATTATAGTTGTTACCAGAAATATCTTTTACTGAGCTTGAATCACTCGCATTTACTGGTATATAAACTTTCTGCTTATCGACTATTAATGATTTCTTTGCAATGGTACACCAGACATATTCAAGAGTGCCAGGTGTGGGCATTACAGTACTCCAGCCCGATGGATCAGCAGCGTTCAAATCTATTGATGGAGGAACTGTAGTAGATCCATTCTTTGCATATCTATACTCAAAGAATTCCCCAGCATTTGAATCAGATCCACTGGTTCCTGATTCTCCTTTTGTTCTACTCCATTTGTAATCCTCTGGGTTGTCACTATCTTTTTTATCAAAATCGGTATATTGCCCGATATAATCACCTGGATCCTCTCCATTATTAGAGGTGAAAGATAGCCCTCCATTATCGCTATACTTGATATGTAAGTATGATGTTTGACCATCTATGCCAGGTTCACCAGGTGTACCATCTATACCCTGTGTGTCGTTCCATTTATAGTCTCCTGGATTATTGCTATCTGCATTATTTTGATCAACCAGAACGCCCATATATCGACCAGGAGTTTCTCCGTTCCCAGGTGTAAATGTAGATCCTCCATCATTGGAATATTTAAGATGCAAGAATGAACTGGATCCATCATCACCTTTTATCCTCCCCATATTTTGCCAGCTGGATCCATCCCAGATATACAGATTTCCTGCTATCATATACGCATCACCTGGATGGTTCCCTGTAAGAGGTAATTCTGAGACACTATTCTTTGATCCGAGAATTGTAACGCTGGTACCATCAGCTCCCCTCACTCTGTAAGGAGTACCCCAGGATCCCTCTGATATGGTTTTTGCAGTCTTTACACTCATCCATATAACAGCCTCAGTAGAGTAGGTGTGCCATCCTCCAGTAGATCCGTTACCTGTTGGAGTAGATGGTTTATCCTGGCTATCATTGTATGTGTAGAATATAGAAAGCCCAGCCTCTCCAGTGGCTCCTGTTGATCCTTTAGCTACTACAGCCCAGTATGTTGAATCAGCAGGGTTTTTACCCATAGCTGGCACGTTGTTTATGTAGCGATATGTACAAGTCTCCCCATTAGATGTGAATAGAACCTCATCCCCACGATAATATACATAAGATCCATTGTAGGTACCACGAAAAACCCCAATATCAGAGGTATCTCCAGATTCAGAAATCAGTTGTACATTACGAAGTGTTATACCGTTTTTCCTGGTTACATTCCAATCTATTGAGCTTGTAGCATCACCGATTCTGAACTTATTACCATCGAGATCCAGGTAGCATTCTCCATCACTGGTAACTATCTTTCCAGTAGTAACAGTATTTCCGTTTATCCTGGTAAATCCATGAGTAGTTACAAAATCCCTAAAATTATCATCAGGGTGTAGGGATCCGATAATACCCACCTGAAAATAATAATTATTCGGATCACTCACAGGCTCTACTTTTAATTGCTCCTGGGTTATGTAATAGATACCATTGGCACTCGTTTTGCTACATTTAGCAAATACATAATATCCTCCAGATTCTGCGAGGATAACGCTGGCAGCTGCCATATTCCACCGCTTTACTTCTTTCTCATCAATTGTAAGATGTGCCAGAATCCCCTCTGTAGCATCAAATCTATTTGGTAATCCATTAACATTAGCCTGGAGTACTGTATCAATGAGAACAAACTGCTGGCTCTTAGATCCAACTGTGAGCATGTTGGTATCTATGCTGTTAGGTTTGATATTTTCTGTATCGAAATACCCATCAGTATCATACACCATATTTCTCAGCTCCTCAGTGGTTCTCCAGCCTCTACGTGCTTTATTGAGATCTCTCAGCCTGTTATTGTCAATAATGATATTATGCTCCAAAACATCTAATACCGTTTGTGTCTGTATTGATATGGTTGTGGTATCTGATAACGTAATGACATAATCATGATCCACAAGTAAATTTCTTGCTATCTTCTGGATCCGAATATTTTTTTCCAGATTAAACCGCTCATCTTTTACTGGAACATAATCCCCACATTTAAACACCGATGTTTCAGAATCATCTGGGAGAGCATTAATGAAATAGGATCTATCAAATGTTAGAGTATATTGTGCTCTAACTTGCTTCCTGTCTCTGAAATCATCATACCCAGCATACCATAGATCCTCCTCAGCATTATCCTCATAACTTTTAGGTAAGTTAATATCAGTGATCTTATATTTATCACCTACGGCTATACGGAATGCTTCACTATCTTTAGATGGGTACTCAGAGCCTCTCTCATCAGTGTATTTAATGATGGTGAATGTTTTGCTGGCATGATTATAACCTCCAGTTTCTTTTAATTCAAACTGTTGCCCAGCCAGTTTTCCAGTAATGAAAGTGATTTTTGCAGTAACCCCATTGATTAAGTACTTAGTTCCATCTGCATCCTTTTCTCCCAGATCAAAATCCATCGTATTATCTACAAATGAATAGATGTCAGATCCTAAAGATGAGACAACACCTGTTCTATATGGATGTATATCATCATAAGTCTCTGTATCTTCAATACTTCCAAGTTGGTTCTTTAGATCAACATCCTCAATATATCGCTTGCTATCATCGGATATACCAATCATTTCACTCATGGCAGGGATAACCGTACCATCAGAAAGAACATGTTCTCTTTGATTAAGCCTTTTAGGGTATGGGAGCTGTAAACGATCAGAGAAATCCCTGTAGTCGCTCCTTATATTCTTAGAACCTCCCTCTATCCATAGCCTGGTGATAATACTCTTATCATCTACCTTTTGCTCTTTCAGCTTGTACAAGCCACTACCTTTACCCCATTCAAAAAACTCATTCCCTCCTGGAGGTGTTACTATGGTACCAAATTTTCCAATACGGATTATCCGTACTCCATCCTCCTGATCTATTCTAAACTCATAACCAAATTCTTTACATGATGATTGAAGCACTTGCAAACAATTCTGTTTTGAGAACTGGATGGTTATAGGTTCTGTGTCAGGACAATTATCAGCATCAAACACCCATAATCCAGGGTAATCTCTATTGACGTTGTAGATGAGCACTTTTATCATATCAGCCAGGCTGTACGTTAAATCAAAGGATGATTTAGAGGACTTACCACTTGCATCCGTATTCCTGTACTGGCTTTTCATCAGCTCATACATAACCCCATAAAACATAACATCATAGGAATACAATCCCTCTGATACTATTTCTCTGGTAGCCTTTGTGCGAATAGAATACTCATCCCCGCTCACAAAGATTTTATCTCCTATTGAAAAATCCATAAGAGCAGCAGACTTGATAGCCAGCTGTATATTATCATCACCCATCAGAGTGAAATTCTGAGTAGCCTGGGTAACGGTACAAATAGGATCCCGCCTGAAAAGATCATACTTTGTACCGTTTCTTTTTATTACTGTAATTTGTCCCATATAACTATACAATTTGTGTCAAACGCTTGAATATCCTCAATTACACCAGTGATTATGATGTCATATTCACCAGGAGATCCATAGGTGTGTTTAACTTCTTTGTCGGTTCCAGACACATCAAATGTATGAGTTCCATCACCCCAGTATATATTAAGCAGCTTAGAGCTTGTTACCGTTACTGTAGCCTGAGTACCAGATGTCGTGCCTATATGTCTAAGCACTCTTTTTACAGGTTCATCCTCTACTAATTTAATTTTAAAGGTGCCTACCATAAGATCATCATTGTATGTTCCCCATTTTTTGGCAGGATCTACCTCATCCATACAAATAACCTCATAGATCAATGGCTTTGTTTTTCCATTATATTCCACTACAATCCTCTGGGTTCCCTCTTTGTTGAACTGATCCAGAAATAGGTTTACCCATTCAACATAGGCAGATCTACTCGATGCTTCTATAAAGCAGTCAAGAGTAATAGTCCTCTCTTTGTATCGAGGGCGTTTCTTATCCCGAACGGTACCATGATAATTATCCCAATCTACAGTTAGCATCTCTTTTCGCTCCAGCTTTCCTACCAGTCCTGTAGATCCTGATACATAAACCCCAAACTCTTTGAAGTTTACACCATCTACATAATATTCTACATCTGAGCTGTCAGATTGTAGTTTCATGATCTCAGCTGGAGTTTTTACTACATCAAATAATTTCAGTTCATCTATACAGGAGTAAGATCCAGTAATGAAATCATCATTCAATGACAATCCCACTGGGTTAGCAGCAAACAGGGTACTCTCAACCTCTTTGCTATCCATATATACAGATAGTTTTTTACCCGATTTAACGAAAGCAAAAAAGATCCATTCACCAGGTAAAACATCCACCCATTTCTCAGCATAGTTGTTTATCCCTGAGAAATTGATCAACCATCCTAATCTGTTTGATGTCGTTTTTGCGTAAAAACATAAAGTGAAATCACCACTGAAAGGTATTACCCTGGGAACAGTGCACTCTCCAGATCCAGCAAGATCCAGAGCTTTCCCGAACTTAGCCTGTTTTGTTAAAAAGGCTCCTCCTGATAGAATGCCATCCGTTCTACTCTTTGAGTAATCATAAACTTTGTTATATCCATCAGGATCATCAAAAGGGAGATGCAGGATTAAATTTTTATCTGTTATCATAACATTGTGATTTAATATGTATTCTTATTCATATATCTTACTTTAATGCCAGTGCCTACACACTCAACTTTGGAGTTACCGTATAAATTCACCGATACCTGAGCATCGAATCCAGAAACAGCGATAATCAGATCCGACTGATTGAAAGCATCAACAGTCAATATAGCATGATCAGACACATTGATAGCTGCCTTTGTATTATGTCTGGCAAAGATTCTGGAAACAGAATAGCCATCATATTCAAGCATAGCCTTACAGTTGCCATTCAGAACCGTATCAGGAGCATTTCTGCGATCTGTTATATCATCATCAACAAAGGCACCGTATGGCTCACATTTGCCTTTGAAATTTTCTCGAATGAAACTCAGCGTTGGATAATCTTCACAGATGCAAAAATCTATCCCACGGATATAGAGCCTGATCATTGCCTCTATACTCATCCCTGCTTTTAATTTTCCTCTCCAGAGACGGCATAAACCTTTATCTACACCGTCTCTCTTTAATACTTCTGCTAATTCCATCATGATATTCCTTGTGATAATAATGAGCTATCTTTCGTTTCAATTCTTTTGAGCGTATCCTTTATTTCTTTGAGTTCGGATGCACTCACTCCAGTATTGTTAGCTATAGTTTGCTGGTGTATAAGAGATTGCCTTAACACACCTATGGTATCAGACTGATTGATAATAGCAGCATTAAGCCTACCAGCTACTAAAGATCCTGTCTCCTCACTCAGACCACGTACAGCTCCAGTCAAAGGATCCTCAGTAGCATCCTCCTCTATATCTTTGATCCAATCACCTACAGATTCAAGAGCTTTTTTAGTTGCATCACCAGCAGCATTTACCATACTTTCAAATTTGGCTCTCTCTTTATCATCCAGAACTCCATCTTTCATACTCTCTCCGAGATAGAGAACAGCATCATTGATTGCTTTAGCCAGGAACTGTCTTTTTATAGCTTCAACTACAGCCTTTTTCATCACTTCTTTGGTAACATCACCTAAAGCTTTGGCTGCATCCTCTCCCTGAACATAAGCATCTACAAGAGCATCGGCAAACTCATCAATGGCACTTTTCACATCAGTTCCAGCAAGAGTTTCCAACATGGTATTTTCCAATTCCTCCAGTTGAGAGTCTATGTCTTTTATCTGCTCCTCCCAATCTGCGATTTTCCCATTGTCGGTTTTTTTCTTATCCTTTTCAGCCTGGATCTGTTGTTTGATAAGTTCCTGTTGCTCACTTAAATTCCTTTTTTGCAGTTCATACAGTTGGAACATATCCCCGCTCTGTTCAGCTTTTTCCAGCTGATACCTCAGATCTTTTATCTGCTTCACAAGCTGAGCATATTGGACGAAATTCCAGCTGGCTTTAGCTACAGCTGCCTGCTGCTCCAAAGCAGCTATCTGTTCTTTGATTGCATTGAGCCGTTTTTCGTGGGCATCTTTCTCCTGATCGTTATATTCCCAATATGTACGCCCTACAGCACTGGATAACCTATCAAAAGAGTTAGATAAATCATCTATTCTCATCTGGATATTTTGGATCCGTTTCTCCAGTTTTGCATCATTATTGAAAATGGTAGCGATCCATTGTATGGCTGTGAGTGCTATGGATATTGCTGCCAGAATAATAGAACCTTTTTCTGCTGTCTTTATGGCTGCTGACATAGCGATCCCAGCAGTAGCAACGCCCTGTAACATTTGAATAGTTGCTTTCCCGCTATCTCCTATAAGATCTCCGAGAACATCACAACTATCAATGGCATCATTAATAAAGTCGAATGTGCCCTCAGTAGCATTAGCCAGGTTGCTCCAATCTCTTTTTATATCAGCAGATGTTTTCTTTGATCCTGATTCAGATTTTTTAAACACACCGCTCAAAGCACTACCAAGAGCTTTAAATGGGTTTACATCCAGGATCTTTTTCTTTGCCTCATCCAACTTATCCAGAACAGCCTTTAGATCTGCTGGGTTAAGTTTCAGATCAGCTGTATTCATTTTTTCCTGGATCTCAGAGATCAGTTTATCAATCTGTTCAACGGTAAGAGCATCCAGATCCGTAAATAAATTCTTCCAGCTATCTGTTTGCATCAACATCTGAGCATTAAGAGCAGAAAGAGCCTCAGCTTCACCTTTGTTTATTTCAGCCAAAAGAGTAGCGTTGTTTTGAGCCATTGCTGAATTTCTCAACAGGGTATATTCATCCTGGATAGATTTCTTTTTCTCCTCAAATGTCCTAAAGTCACTCAGAAGCTTATCCTGTAGCTCATTATTGGCATCCTCCTCCTCTTTGGATACAAACAGATTTGCCTCAGCCTGCTCATCAGCTCCCACAAGCCCAGTGCTCCCATTAGATAGGCGTTCCTTTGCATCAGCAATAGCCTGTATTTTCTCAGCGAGCGTGGCTGCTCTACTTATAGCCTGAGTTACACTTTCTTTGAATGAATCCATTGCAGTCTTAGCCCCACGGATCTCATCATATTGTACATTGAGAGCTATCAGATGGTTACTTTCACCCTCAGTAAGAGAACCAGATGATTTTTTCTGATTTAGATCCTGGATCTGTTTCTCAATATAATTTTTGTAAGAGGATCCTCCTTTCAGCAAGTTGGAAAATTGAGTGTCAGCAACAGCTTTACCCATATTCTTTACCCATCTGAAATACAGCTCATACTGTTTTTTCTTGTAGTCTATCTCTCCATCAAATAGTTTGTTTTGATCTTTGGTATAGCTTTGATTTTCCAAGTTCCTACGATCATCAAACCCTTTCTTTTCACTGCTGGAAAGCCCACCTTTTCCAGCTTCTTTCCTGGCTTTCAATAGATCTTTTTCCTCTTTATCTATATCAGCAAGATTTTTCTTGTGTTGGAGATCCAGGATAGCCTTTCTTTTCTCATAGCCATCATCCATTATGTCAATACGAGCCTGTTCAAGCTTCATATCAACCTGGAGCTGCTTTTCAGCTAATTGTTCCTGTTTCCTGATAGCATTCTCTCCAGCATTCTTAGAATTATCTGGTAGCTTCTTTGATAAACTATTGATTGTAGCTGTAAGCTCTTTGTATTTATCTCCATTGATTTTTACACCCTCTCTCTCCTCCTTTAGTTGCTTGATACGGGCATTTATCCCAGATTCAGTATCAAGTCCATCCTCTTTAGTGGAAATTGTAGATTTTATCACACCGAGCTTTAGCAATAATTCATCAAGTTTCTTATTGTCGGTATCGACTTTTACCGTTTTGCCGTTGATAACATCTATCTCAGTTTGAGTATCTTTTATTAGTTTATCAAGATCCGAGAATGACATCTTAGCATAATCAATCGAATCCGATACAGCAGGTTTACCTCCTCCAGCATTAGAAAAGGCTTCCATTGACACTGTAAGATCTTTTGTTTTTTGATCAGCTTCCTGCTCAGACTTAACAACAGAGGAAAGATACCTACTAAGATTTGCCTGGAATTGCTCCATGTCATTATCACTGGCTCCAGATGCAGCTTTGACCGCTTTTGATATATTGTTCAATGAAGTACTAAACCCCTTTGTATAGGCATCTCCTGTAAGGTTCTTTAGTTTCTCAGCTGATTCCATAGCCATGATCTCTATCTGATCATAGATAGCCTCATTCATGTTTTGGATAGCTTTAACATCAGTCCAATAGCCCCCACTGCCATACATCCCAGCATAAGGAGTAGAGTGATATTCTGATAAATTTTGCCCTCCTTTTACAAGCTTTTTCTTTGCCTCATCTTGCACATCTGTTTGCTCCTGCTGTATCTTTTCGATGTATTTAGCTTTGATCCTGGCAGCAGCACTCTCATTGATGGCATCGGTTAGCTCTTTGTATTTCTCCTGTAACTGATCAACTGTAGCAGTCTCTGTGAGTAGTTCCTTATTATACTCCTGGAGTATTTTGTTTACTTTTTCCAGGGCATCCTTATGAGCTTTGGTACCAACCTCTGTATTTTTAAGAACAGCCATGAGGACATTCAGGTAATCTATCTCTTTTTTTGTCGTGTCCTGAAATTCTCCCATTGCATCAGTAGCCTCCTCCTCTTTACTTCCAAAGAGAGTAAGAGCAGAAATAACCAAGCCCACAACAGATAGTATAGCCGTGAATGGATTTGCGAGCATTGTAGCCCATAGGGCTTTTAATTTCACGATCAATCCAGTAGTAACAGTGCTCAATAGGCTTTTCTTAACTATCTGAGCATCGGTAACTACATTATCAGCGACACTGGCAGCAGTTCCTGTTCTTGTGGCTACTGTTTCCAGGGCTTTCTTTTTTGTATGGAAATCTGTTTGAGCTGCCAGAGCTGCCTTTCTTGCAATAGCCTGATTCTCTTGTGCTGCCAGATACCTTTTCTCAGCAGTGGCTATACGAGTAGCATCACCAGACTGTTTAGCCCAGTAAACCTCATACCTAACAGCCTCAGTAGCCTGCATAGTGGCTACAGCCGTTTGTTTAGCAGCTTCAACCCTGGCAGCAGCGTTACGAACCTCAGTACGCATCAGATCCAGAGATGCTATTTTATTCTGGTTCTTAGAAGCTACCTCTCTCTCCAGAGCAGCTCTGTATATTGCACTTTTTGAAGTCAGATCCAACTTACTAAGTGATTCCCGCTGTTCGACAGAGAGAACACCCATAACAGCAGCCTCATAACCCTGAGATGATGCAGTCAATCCCAGATTAGACAAATATTCTTGCTGCTGGATAGTAAGCAAGCTCTGAATTGTGGAGATCCTAATAGCCTTAACTACGTTTGCCTTTTCCTCAGAGGTAAGCTGAGCCTCCAGAGCTGCTGTGTGGGCTTTCTCAGCAGTAGTCATAGCAATAGTTTTGGCAGCAGTTCGACCTGAAAGATTTTCCTCAACTTTCATCAGGGAGATCTTAGCCTGTCTTACTGTATTATCAATGAGAGAAACGCCTGTATATCCCTTTGTAGCAAGTGTGTTCAATACAACAGCAGCCTTGTACGTTCCATAAGCGATAGATATAGCTTTCACAATCCTGAGAATATCATCCAGATGCTCTACAAGATAAGTAGCCCCCTCAATCCCTGTAGCAAATACATCCTGGTTATCTTCACCAAGTTTATTCAGAGCCATATCCCAGGAATCACCCAGGTTAGCTATCATACCTGTTAAAGATGCTGATTGTTTTTCCATCAGGTTGAAGAATTGACCTCCTGAGTTTGTCATTTTAAGGATAACCTTTTCGACATCATCAAAGCCAATCTTTCCAGCTGAAACCATCTCATTGATTTCCTCAGCTGTTTTTCCATACATTTCAGCAAGCTCTCTAACCAACGGAATACCCCTACCAGTGAACTGTCTTACATCCTGGGCATACAGCCTCCCCTGAACCTGTGTAGTTCCATACAGATACACAATGTCATTAAGAGGTATAGATAGCCCAGAGGCAATGTTTCCGAGCCGTACAAGCGTATCATTTACTTTATCAGCAGCTGTTCCATAAGCAAGCAATTGTTTTGCTCCTCCAGCCACACCCATGAGATCAAAAGGTGTTTTAGCTGCTGTATCTACCAGCTGATCCATCAGAGCCTTTGACTTAGCTGTATTTCCAAGCATTGTCTCAAAGGCAATATCAAGCTGCTGGAATTGCCCTCTTACCTGGATAATGCTATTCAGGACATTAGATAATCCATTTCCTACGAGGTATGATACTAAGTATTTGGCACCATTCTGAGCAAAACTTAGAATAGATTGCTCCATGCGATCTGATTCATATACGGCTGTATTGGAAACGTTCCTGATCCTACGCTCCATAGCCTCAGCTGATACATTGAAATCATCTATATCCAGAGTTGCCCTAAACCCTAAACCTCCATCTATAATTTCGCTCATTACAATAGTCCTTTAACGTAATTCTTAATATCCTCTTTTGTTTTCAGTTCCCGATGCTCCACCTTTCCTCCTCCAGATTCACCTTTGCTTTCATCATCAGGAGTATCCACTGTTCTGGCTGAATCATCTTGCATAAGTTGGATGTTGATCCAGGATATACCCCAAAGCATATAGTCATAAGTCCACCCAAATCTCTCTAAAATGGATCCACGGTATCCCCACGGACTGTTAAGCCCTATTACTCTACTCGATCCGCTTTGGGGCTGGTTGTACCCGCTCTGAATATCAATCGAATAGAGTTTATAAAACCCGCTTTATCACTCATTTTATCAATGATAGAGCAAAGTTTTTGCAGTCTGGCAGATGTAAGGTGTTCGAGGAAAAACTGCTGTAGTTCTTTCACCTCCTTGTAGCTTTGATCAGCTGCATCACAGCAATTAAGAGTAGCAATAGCAACAATTTTAGCCATCAGCTTATTATATTTCATCAGCCTTTCACCCTCTTTCATGGGTTCATCCTGGATCTTACCCTCATTGTATTCTATCTCTATTGATTGCATACGGATAAGGTCTATAGTTCCGAGATAAAGAGGCTTGATGTAGAAATTCCTCATATACACATTTCTTGTTTTCCCCAGGTTAATATCTGGAGTTTCAACAGTATCGACATCCCAGCTCTTTGAAATCCGTTTGTCTCTCCACACCTTAACCCTCTTTGGAAAATGCTTATTCCACCATTGGATTCTTTTGGGAGGATCCTTTGGATCTATTTTAAGAGGTACCGAGAATTTGATCCCATATTGCAATAAGGCTTGTAGAGCCTGCTCCTCTATCTCCAGCCTTTGTTCTCTTGTATATTCTATTTCTTCTTTGTCCATCGTTGTAACTATTTAAAAAGAAAGCCTCCCACGAAAATGCAGGAGGCTTTCCTGTTTTCTACAGGGTTTCTGCGTTAGGTAGTTGTAGGATCTACATTTTCCTCACTAACATGCAATTCAGCCTGATATTTGATAGTTATAGGAACCAAGCAAATACCTTTTGCTGAATAGGTGATTTCAAACTTTGGAATCACACGTGCATTCGGACATCCGATAAGGATACCCTCCTCTGGTTGCTGCCAGATAGCCCATTCGGTATATGGCAATTTCCGAGGACGAACCCATTTTCTTTTTCCAGCGGTTCCTGTTAGGGTACCTCCGAAGTACTTAGCCAATAGCTCCAGATCTGGATCCATAAGTGTAAGCTCTACGGTTGTCTCACCCGCTTCATACATTGTGATAACTTTGTTTGATGTTTCCGATTCATGTTTTGTTTCGGTTCCATCAGCATCCTTTAGCGTACAAGTATCCTTGTACACATCACCAAGATCTTTCCATGCTGCTCCATTAGCTGGCATCGCTGCACTACCTGTAGATGGTGTGAGCCAGATCTTTTTTAAACCCATCGTTGATAATACTGGCATAATCGTAAATTTTTATTGTTAAACTTTTTTGTTTCTTACTGTTATATCCAACGAAACAGAGACAAAGTGCTCATCATGATCTGGTTCCTTTATAGGGGGGCTGATCAGTCCTATAGTCCAATTGTACCCCATACCTATCTCATAATGACTTTTCAAAACCTCTATCACTTTTGCTCTGATTTCGATTAGACGTTTAAAATCTGTTTTAAAAACTGGATTCTTTCCTGACTTCTTTATAGCAATATCTGGAACATGAATATTGATTTTGATTTGCCCGAAACGAACTGAATCCTCTCCTGTTATGGCATGTGGAACTATGATAACATCCTCTTTTGAATAATCGGATCTTTCATAGTCTATTGAGCCTGTTATCATGCCTTTTACCTGGCTCCCCTGGAGTAAGTGATTTACTCTTACAGATATTTCCTCAGTTGTTATCATGCTGCTACACCAAATAATTCAATTGCTTTTGATTTTGCCTGTTCTTTCAGTTTTGAAATGGCTGCTGGAAAATCTTTCTTTGCTTTCAGCTCAGCTGGTAGGATAACATTGAATCCTTTAGCCTCTACATAAGCTGCGTAATCCATTCCTGCTACTATGATGAGAGAGAATGAGTTTGGAGTATTCTTTGCCATTTTGAGGGCTATTTTAAGCCCAGCATCAGCTCCATCCCCAGGCTGGATAAACCCACCATAATGGATCGGATCCCCGCTCTGAACAATGACATAACCGATAGAGTTAGTTAGGTTCCCTGATTGGTCTGTATAGCTTCTTTGCTCTTTTGCATAAGTAATAAGGCTTTCACCCATGTACTTTAGCATGTATATTGTTGCTGCTTCCAGGCGTTTCTGAAAGGCTGCTACTCTATCAGCAATACTACCAGCTCCAAAGGTTGCCTCTATCCCCATATCGCTATGTATTTTCTGTTATGATTATCCACGCCCAGAATAGTGATTTCATCACAGCTACTATCTTCACCAATCAGCATTACAGGGGCTGTTAGTTCAAGATCTCCTCTGAAATGTTTAGGGATAAACACCTCATAAGAATACGAGTACATTTGCCCATCAGTGCCAATACGTTGCTTTGCTGGAATGTATTTCTCTATCTGGCATTCGCATCCAGGTATCCAGTCGGATCCTCCAGGTCGGTTATAAAAACCATCAGTATCCTTTTCAGCATCCTGGATAACCTTGTATTTGAATGTGCCATTATTCCTACCCATAATTACATCAAATTAGAACCGTCAGAAATAGAGGATACCTGAACAAACTCATCGACATCAAAGCCGTTCTCATTGCAAAGATCTTTGATCCGATCCTCCAGCTTATCCACGCTATATCCTTGTGAGGATTTACCCAGGCTATCACTGGTTAATACGATCATCTTTTTAAGAACTTTGATTGCTGCCAGGGCTATAGGCTTTTTATCAGTTTCCACAATGTACTCCTGATCCAAATCTTTTACTCCAGCATCTGCGAGGGCTTTCTTCAGAGTAAGACTGCTGGGGGTGTATGGTTCCAACTCCCCCAGTAGTGCATCATATTTTGTCAAAGCATCCATGAACGTTACTCTTTGCAAAGGATACCTTTGATGGCAGTAGTCTGTTCCTCAGTAAGCTCAGATAGCTTTTTATTGATAGAAGTCATTCCAGCGTTATTAGCAACTGAAATACCGACTGCAATAAGAGCATCTTTCACGTCCTTTAGCTCAAACTCTTTATCAAAGAGCTTTACCTTATCGGATCCACCATCTCCAGTATCTTCACCGCCTATAGCAGTTATCACACACAAACCACGAGAAACAAGATCATTAACACGATCAAGATCATCAATGGTAAGAGTATCGTTCACCTGGTATGTTTTATCCCGATCAACTTTATCACGGAAAGGTTTCAACGCTTTTAATTCCATAGCTTATCCCTCCTCCTCGTTAGTTGCTGCTTCGTACTCATCTTTAGTCCAATAAGTACGTTCGTTTCCATTCGGATCAACAGGAATAGCCTTTTCTTCAAAGCCTCTAACCTGAATAGCCACAATAGCATTAATATCAGTGATAATAGGCAATAGCCTACCAGATCCTTGTGTGTACTCTCCAAATACTTGACCAGTAGATTCTCCTGTACGCCATTTAGCGATTCGAATACCATTACCAGCATTGATGTAGTCCACATTGTCCTCTTCCATCAACTCGCTATCTTCAATAGCAGGCTGAATTTCACCGATAACACCAGCAGGTTTTAGCACAACTATATTTCCATCCCACGGATTGATGGCTGAACGCTTACCGTCTTTATCAATACCCATTTTGCGGGTAATAGTTGTAATCGGAGGAATTCCATTAGAAGAGAGTAATTCTTTCAACTCTGTTTCACTAACAGTTTTGGCTTGCTTGTCAGATCCATGAACCATCAAACGAACACCTTTATCGTTTTTGATGAAGTAGTACAGCTCCTGGCTCATCAGAATCTCACCAAACTCAATTCCTCTTTGCTTGAAGTCCGAAATTATGTTAGCAAGTTCCAGGATGATATTTATTTTACCATCTTTAGAGTTAGCTGCATTCCACAATTTAGCTGCTATCAATTTGTTAGCACTATCCATCTGATAGTCAATCTCGAATTTACGTCCACCAGGGTTATTCACCTCAGGGATAAATTGAGCCACACCCCAATGAGAGAATGCGTACAGGGAAATGAAGTCCATAACATCCTTACAGCCCAGATAAGCATCTTGCATATCAGCTTTAAGTGTCTTTTCGATTTCTTTTACCTTTTGAGCATCATTTAAACGTGGATTTTCGTACACCTCTAAGAGTTTACGATAAGTGCGAGCACTCATAAAGAACTTATGACCTACACGAGGGATCTCGTTAAGCCAAACATCAAAGCCATCCGAACGCCTCAGCGGTGTTGGAGATTCATCTGCTAACAATGTAGCCATGAAACGGAGCCTATATTTACCCATGATAGCCTCAGCTGTCAGAGACATTTGAGGAGTATTGTAGGTAAACCAGCTATCTGAGTAGGTTTTTTGGAACAGTGTCACCTCCCTCTCAGAAGCCTTTTCAAAAGTTTTCTTCCATGTTGCCAGGAAGTCCAAAGGTTTGCCATCCTTGAACAAACCAGTGAAAGTAGAATAGATTGATTTCATCTAATGTCTCTTTTTAAAATGATTGCGTCAATTTTACATGAGGATTTGCTTTCAGGAATCTACCTGTAGTATCCTTTTGGCTTGCTGGGATTGGCAGCACACGTCTCTCATAGAGAGCATATTGCATAGTATCAGCAACCACATCAATAGGAGTTTCAAACTCTCTCACATCATAGTCATGAGGGAGAACACTGTTTGCATCTCCTATCAGAGCAGCATTGTCATTCTTATTGACAACCTCCACAATGGTGTTACCAACAGCTAAACCAGTAATGGCAGCGGACAATGTGATCACATAGGCACTATCTTTCTTGCTGATCGCTTTGATCTCAGGAGCAGCAGCGTATGTTCCAGTGATATTCACCAGTACCTTATCACCAACGGCAAAAATGGGTTCGTAGAACTCATCGGTTTCAAGCGTTACGATCTTGGCATCATCTGCATTGATCGCTTTAACCTTTGCAGTCTTTACGACATTCACCAGGCGTGTAGTCTCGTTGAATATGGAAAGGCATCCACCAGGAATAGTATCACCAACGGCAAAGCGTTGATTTACCACGTCCAAGTTAAACCCTCCCTGCACAAGAGCTGGACTACCTGTGAATATGGGGCGTTCCCCAGTAAAGGATTTTCTTTTTGTTTTCATTTTGATTCACTATTTTACAGTTATTGATTCCAGCAACGAATCAGCAGCCTCATCGACTTGCTTTTCTGTTACTGCTTTAACACCCTCAGAATCAGCAGGCATAAGTTTTTGAGTGATTAGATCCTGTTTGATCTCAGCCAGATATGTATCTGGATCTTGATCATCTGGAACAGCAACGCCTTTCATTCTCCATTCGGGGATCTTGTGCTTTTCCTGAGCAGCCTTAATCGCTGCTTCACGTTGAGCTTTAGTTGCGTTCCCCTCCAATAGAGCCAGTTTTTCCTTTAAAGAATTGATCTCTTTAGCGGTTTCACTGTCTTTTTCAGGCTGCTTTTCCTTTTCGGATTCAGATTCCTTTTCTTTCTCTTTTTCCTTTTCCTTTTCTTTGGAATCCTTTTTGCTTGCCCATCTGGTTGCCTCTCCCTGGGTTTCCCCAGCAATATCAGCAATCTGATTTGCCATTTCCTCAATCGCTGTTTCATCAGTAGAATCATCCTCTACACTGCCACCGATCTTTTCGGTTATCGCTTTAAGGTACTTCTCTGACAGTCCATTGTCCTTGCATTTCGCCTTGACTTTTTCAAAGAGTAATTTGTTCATTTTTATATCTTTTAAATGGTTTATCGCAAAAATACAACTATTTTTCTATATGTGTTCACCAAACACAGAAAAATTATATAATCAAAACTTTCTGTTTACCAAGTAAATACGAATCAAAATAAGATTAAAACAAAAAATAATTCTCTTTTTATTTGTTTTATTACATATAACAAATTACTTTTGTTGTGTGTTTGATAAACACATGTAAAAAAGAACATTAAAAAGTTTAGATTATGGCAAAGTACATTTTGACAAAGAGGGTGAAAGGAAAGAAATTTGAGTATCAGGTTCTTGACACAGAAAGCAAAGCTATTGTTTCATCAAGAACATCCACTCGTGACTATGTGGCTTGTACAGCCAATGGACAATTTTACTTTGGGAGATTAGATCTTATCGGAAAGGGAGATCATGGCAAAAGACTGTCTTATGCTAATGAGTTCCTGGCTGATCCTGAAAAGGCTTACAAAAATTGGTTAGCATATTTTATACCAAGTGAACGGATCAAGCAAAGAGAGGATTTGCCATTTGATAGATTTTTATCTGAGCGTAAACCGTGGTATGAAAAGGAAAAAGAGGATTTGAACCAAATTGCATATCTACAATAATAATCAGGAGGGGGAAACCCCTCCACAATGCACGAAGTATGAAAAAGATCAAGTCAGTTGAATTTTACAGAAACCTCCCATTTGTGGATCAAACAAGCGGAACACCTTTTCTCAAAAAGCTATTCCCTTGGCATATTCAGAAAATAGATATTGGTTACAGATTTTCTGTTTGGATTGAGATCCCTTTTATAGCAGCAAAAATCAGCATCTTAAAATAAGCAACATGAGCGATTTAATATACATCAGAATATTACAGCACGATACGGAGGATAATATCCGTATCGGAGCTGCATATCCAGTTACAGATCTGGATAGAGCCGAAAATGGCATAGTAAAGGCATACGAAAAAGATACTGCCTGGTGTGGTGGGTTCAAATCTGCATGTGAGAAATACTACAAACGTGTCGCTATAGTCAATGCGGAAACGCTGGAAGTGATAAAGAGCATCTACAATAAAGAGGATAAATAATAAATATCAGTTCGTCTAATGGTAGGACACCAGACAGCCAGAGAATGTATATCGTCTAATTATAGGATACTGGGAACATGGAAATATGAGTTCGAATCTCATACTGATTCAAAAAAACAAAAGGAGGTACTAATATGAGCGGTTTCTTTGATGATATAGATAAAGCCTGGAAAGGTAAACGAGTGGAATTTATCTCTGGGGATCACAAGGGCAAAAAAGGTACATGTGATGGGTTTTACAATACATACGGAGGGGCTGGGGTTAGGATCCAGTGTGATAACGGTGATAGCATTATGGTTTACCCCAGATTCCTGGGAGATATAAAGATCATAGATCATGAGCAAAACTGAATTGAGAGAGGCTTATTTCAAGCTTTTCAAAGATGGAACAGAGGAGGAGTTTGAGCATTATTATAGCATAATTACAAATCAGAACAAATAAATACACTTAGTGAAATGGAACAAAAAATAATTTTATCGAAAAAGAATTGCCATAGAGCAGCTGTAGTGAAAAGTATATCGAACCCTGATTGGGGTACTTTCAAATTTAACTATAAGGAACAACCGCTTCCAAACAACCAATTTACTCACACTATCGGATCAGGGTGTAACAGTCGAATCCTGAATGATGGAGAGTTTAATGACTGGGAGGTTACTTCATGGAAATACCCTATAAGCTTAGAGGAATACTGGGATCTTGCATACAGAGCCTATTACTGGACATCATTCAATCCAGATAGAGCTGGGGAGAGAACAATCATATCATACGAAAAAGAGCTTAATGATGATTTGACAAAGATCCCAGCTGATCAACACGAGCGATATATCAGCAACTATAAAAAGTATTTCTCTACCTGGTTATCTGCTCACTCGAATTGTGCCAGCTCAGCCATTACAGGGGGGTCTGGGTTCAATGTTCGGAGGGCTGAGAAAGCAAACAACAGGGAACATGCCTGTCTGGGCGAATTCATCCAGTGGAGAGAACGAGCTTTGAAAGCCATTGCTAAAAGAATAGAGGATAGTAAACCTGAGGAAATAAAAAGATCTGAAGCCTGGGCATACCTGGAAAAAGATATACGTCACTCAGCTGCTGTCATTGAGGGTATAAACAAAGGTATTGAGCGTGGGTATCACAAATCTCTTTTCGTATCATCCATATACAACAAAGTGGAGACATACGCAAAACATGGGGATGTTGAAATGGTGGAACGTGCTGTGTCTCTCATTCGGGATCTTAACCAGCATTCAAGTATAATCACAGAAAGGCACAAGTTTTTCAAACTCCCTGAGCTGGCTATAGCTGAGAAAGAAAAGCAATCAGACCTAAAGAGTACAGACAGTACAGAGATCTCATTTGATGGGGGTGTAGTGGTTAAGAATTTCTCTGAGGATCGGATCCAGATTGTTTTTGATAGCAAACCATCTCCAGATGTTATCAGTAAGCTCAAAAGTAATGGATTTAGATGGTCGCCACGATTTACAGCCTGGCAAAGGCAGCTGACATCTAATGGCATTCATGCTGTTTGCAAAGTGGTTCCTGTATCGTATGAACAATTAAAATAAAAAGAGATGATAGCAATAGTAAAATATCAAATAGCTACCTATTCTGGAGAGGTCAATGTGCCATGTGATCCAGATGATGATAATGATGTGATAATAGCCAAAGCAAAACGGATATTGCGAAATAGAGCAGGATCCTTTCCTTTTGGATATGAGAGCTGGAAAGTTGTAGACCGATATGATAACGACTAACTATGGACAAAACAAAGTGCATCACATTTGATAAAAGTGCTCAGGATTCTCTCCCTGAGCACATCAAAGCCAAAATGAAAGCAGATAGAGAGAAAGCCAGAGCTGAACGTGATAATACTGATTATGCCTATTGCATAAAAGGTTATGAGATTGATGGGCTACATTTTGATACTGGATACATAGAGGCTATTCCAAAAGGAGAAAGGCTTTTACCTAATGATAATTGGCGTTTTGCTACAGTTAGTGAGATCAGAGAGTTCTATGGAGTGCCATCCTATCAACGTCCGAAAGGGAGATATTAACATGGATACAGCTAAAAGTTTATATGAAATAGAAATAGCCCTGGCAAAGCATAAAGATTTCAATTTTGTGAGGAATATTGTAGCTTACAATGTAAATGGAGAGAGTTCCAAACTCCCTATATTCCATGAATGTGACATGCTTGTACTAAATAAGTCTGGATACTTAACCGAAATTGAGATTAAACGCAGCTGGGCTGATTTTGTGGCTGATTTCAAAAAAGATCATGGACATGATGGACGTGGATTGATAAAGTATTTCTATTACTGCATTCCTGAGTGTTTACTTGAAAGAGCTTATGATAAGCTTGAATCATTAGGCATAAACTATACTGGCATTATAACCTATAGTGAGGATCTTAAAATAAATATATGTGGTTACAGATATTTAGACCACAATAACAATTATCGTTACATCTGTAGAGAGCAGCATCCTAACAGAAAACTATTCATTGAGGAACAGCTACAGGTAGCCAGATTTGGAGCCATGAGATCCGTAATGCTAAAAGAAAAACTAATAAATTCAAAATAGAATGGAAAATCTACTGTTTGAATTACCTCCAGAGCAGGAAAAGGAGAAATCTCCATATAAGTGTAGGCAGTGCATACACATGTGTCGATTGAACCCATACTCTGATAGGTACACGTATTGTAGTGTAATAAACAGCAATCGTACTCCCTATGGGAAATTAAGAGTTAAGCCCATGCAAGAGGCTTGTGGATTGTTTAGTAAGAAAATTACTAAGTAAATAAGTGGGTGGAAAACAGTAGGCAGTAATCAGTATTAGTGGGATGCTCTGATAGATCACATCAAATACCAGGAACCATCTACCTCCAGAAGTCGTGCGGACGTGATCAGTACGTGTACAAGGTTCCAACAGTCGCAGGAGGGAACCACTTAGCTATAAATTTCACCCGCTTTGTTTGTTATATGTAATAAAAAGAACTATTTTTGTGTTCGATAAACACAGTTATATGAAGCAGCAATTTAAAGTTATACACATAGAGCTTGAAACCCCATACAAGGGCAAAAAGCACTATTACTATGGATCCAAAGCAGCTATATACCAGCATTTACCAGAGGAGATAGTAGGGATCAAGCTGGAAAGCCTTTGGAATGTGGATCTGGATCAAGAGGAGTACAAGAACAGGCTCTGTACCATTCGCATGGGAACCCTGAGGAGAAAATCAACTGCCAGGGGAGGAAAGGTGCCTGAGCAAAACGATGATATAGGGATCATAGCTAAAAACATGGCAAATAATATCATCTGGGAAAGCGCAGGAAAATATATAGAACGGATCGAGGATGAACTTAAAAGATCAGGTGATGTAGGTAAGGCAAAGGAGATCATGGATCAAATGATGGAACAAGTATCTCAGGATGTGGACATACTTAAAGATGTTTTAAAAAAGGAATAATCATGTTAGGAGCTATCATAGGGGATATAGTAGGATCCCGCTTTGAATTCAACAATACGAACAGTACGGATTTTGAGCTGTTCACAGATGAATGTAGCTATACGGATGATACAATCTGTACCGTTGCTATAGCTGATGCGATCCTGAACAAAAAGAGCTACAAGGATAGCCTCCTGGAATGGTGTAGGAAATACCCGAACCCTAAAGGAGCCTATGGAGCCTCTTTTGCTCGCTGGATTCATGAGAAAGATCCTCAGCCATACAACAGCTATGGAAATGGATCCGCTATGAGGGTTAGCCCTGTAGGATGGCTTTTTGACAGTTATCAGAAAGTGCTTACCCAGGCTCAGCTCTCAGCCCTGCCAAGCCATAACCATATAGGCGGGATCTTTGGTGCCCAGTGTGTAGCTGATCTTATATTTCACCTTAGAACTGGAAAGATTGATAAGGAAGCTATAAAGAGATGCGTAAAAGCCTCATTTGGCTATGAGATTAGATCTGTGAACCACATCCGTAAATTCAACAGTTTTAATGAGACGTGCCATGTAACAGTTCCCCAGGCAATAAGTTGTTTTCTGGAGGCTAACAGTTTTGAGGAGACTATCAGGCTGGCTGTATCTATCGGTGGAGACAGTGATACTATTGCTGCCATCGCTGGATCCATTGCAGAATCATATTATCCCATCCCTGAGTGGATTAAATACGAAGCGGTGGAATGTTTACCTGATGAAATAAAAACGATTGTAGAACAATTTTATACTATTACCCAAAATGAATTTAGTACATATACTCGTTGATGATATTGGAAAAGTAATGAGAATGCGCAAAGATGATGTAGAGAGATTCCATTACGCTGTAAAATTATGTGAAGCAGCAGGCTGTGTCCGTACTCAGGAGCTACGCCAAATGACAGAAATAGGAATACCTGTTGTGTCAATAGCATCCAGTATGCTTAAAATAAATGCTACAGAAGCATTTGGAAAATTCAGAGATATAGAAGTTACTTATCAGGATCTCCTTTGCATCCTGGGTGCGTTTGCCCAGGATCTTATGAGAAGATCACAAATGCCCAGATATAATGGCTAAGAATTGGAACAAAGAGGGGTTTTTCTCTGGGATTACAGAGGACTATTCTAATTACAGATGGTACAAGGGTGAGAAAGAGAATCCATACCAGGGTGATGATAAGCAACCGCTGGCAGCATCATTCTGGATATATGAGCGTGATTTCCATCTCAGCTACCTGGATGCGATGGATACCAGCAAAACACTTGAAAAAGCCTACCAGGAATGGAAAGAGCAGCTATTAAAGGAACATTTACCAGGTAAATCTCCAAACCCGAACGGAGATACAACGGACTGGGAAAAGGTATTTGAGATAGGTAAATCAATAGAATAATTGCTTTTTATTGTATATTTGCTGCATAACTTATATGCAACAAAAAACATGAAAAGAATTTTATTTACAACGCTTTGCCTGATGGTATTATTATCGGGATGTAGCAATGATGATGAGACAGCTGCCTATTCGGAGAAGCAACAAAAGGCATTGTCTGTATTTAATGGTTCGTTTGCGGATTATCAGTATTCAAATCTCGGTTCTCAACCAGGATCTAACTTGCTCGGAGATCCAGATATTATAAACTTTGGAATTCAGTATAATGAGCCTTTGGAACTTCGTGCTGATGATTACATGGATGGATCCAAATATATGGGTGAAGCTCATGGAGAATGCGTATATAGGAAATTTGTAGTTGATGAATATGAGGATATTCCATGTTATTATAAAGTATCTTATGATGCGTTAGCCCTCACACTATATCGAAAATCAAATAAAGAGCAATATCATCATTATACGCTGTTTATTGATAGCTCCACTGAATTTAGGCTCTATCAAAGTGGTTTATCTCTACCTTTCATCTTCAAAAAACAATAAATAAAGCAGGGTTATTCCTGCTTTTCTTGTATATATCCAAAAAAGCTGTAGATTTTCCTATCCTTTAAGTACGAAAGATTATGCTGTTTTTGATAAGCCTCCTTTTCAAAGCTAATGTTTCTGTATGCTGTTTTCCTGTCAATGATCAGTCTGATCAGCCACTCAATAACATACCACACATAGAAAGGTATATAAAGCATCTCTTTCATTTGAGCCGTGTGGATCCTCTCATGATTTAACACTACATCATTTATCTCAGCATTGCCTCTCACAAACAGGATCCCGAACAAATTAATAGCTCTAAATCCTTTGATTGGAATAATTTTGTTTCGTATTATTTTCATGCTTTTAATCAATTTCTTTTATCTGTTTCCACATCACAGCAACATTTTTATCAATCTCTATCAGATTTGTAATATGGACAATACCATGCAGAATAGTGGCGTGTGTACGATCGCATAGCCTACCTATCAAAGAAAGGCTATACCCCCTATCATATAATAATTTCCAATACAGTTGCCTGGCTTCCGATATATTCTGGCATCTTTTCACCCCCAGTATATCCTCTACAGACACATTTGTTATTTTTGACACTTCTGTTACCATAATCATTATATTATACAAATCATTATACCTCCTCCAATTGAATTACCCAGGTACCAGACCTGTAACCATATACTTTTTTAGCTGTTTCCTGAGCCACACTAACAACCTTAAAGCGAGATCCTCCCCTGAACAGGATCTCATCCTCACTCACATAGGGGGCGTGTGTGATTTTCCTCACATCAGCTCCATATTTACTTTTGATCACCAGCATCACATCCTTACCAAAGATGGTAGTGGATTCAATATTTGTAGTTGATGATAGAAACGCTTTATTTACAAATGGCTTTCCTGATGATAGGCATCCTTTCAGCTCATCTATGTATTTATCAAGCATAGCACTATCCATACTCACACCAGAGAACACCTTACCCTCATAGCGTGGGAGCTTTTCCAGGACACTATTCATCCCTGGATAGTATTTCTGGCACAATCCTCCATAGTCGTTTACCTTACCGAAATATCCATCTACAACATTGTACCCCCAGTTATTACACCATTTGGATCCATAGGTGTATCTTGTTACCAGGCTCAGATCCTCAGCTGGGATCTTTGATTTTTTGCTAAAGTCCTCAATGCGTTTCCAGTCAGTAGGGCTACATCCGTTATCGACATTGAACACCCCGCCTACAGGAGTATTAGCACTCCTGTTTATAGGTGAATTCTTATATTCAGCCAGGGCTTTAGCAGCCTCCTCCTCTGTTTCTCCCAGGATCTTTGACAGCTTACCCTGTTTGCTCATGTATTTCTCAGCAAGATCTTTCTTATATTCAGCCAGGGCTTTGTGGGCATTATTCACCTGGTAATCCCACTGGGATCCATATTTAGTAAAAGCATCCTCATAGGATAACTGGAGCATTGCAAGCTGTTCCCTTTCTTTAGGCGTGATCCATAGATCAATCTGGGTATCATTTATTGACTGCTTAGCTGCTTTCTTTATCCTGGATTTCTCCAGCTCAGCGATCTTATCGGCTGCTTTTTGTGTTAGATCGTTTATTGATGGTGTATTACTCTTGCTGATTGCTTCCTGGAGCTGCGTATATAGATCTTTTAGGGAGCTGCTTTTGCTCTTATACCCCAGAACGGACTGAGCAGAATCTACAGCCAGCTGGAAATCATACTTTGATTGAACAGTAGCCAGCTCTTTCTCCAGCATCTTAACCATTTCAGGAGATGTGGGGAACTTATTCTTTTCACCAACCCAGTTGATTTCAAAATTCAGTTTCTTGATCTGATAAGGTAGATCTCCAGTAGCTATGTTTTCTTTGAATGAATCAAAAGCCCCATAGAGCTGCTTTACGCTTTCCTCTCCATACTTTGATACCAAACTATTGTGATGCTTCTGTTCGGGTGTGAGAGGCTGTAGTATCTCCTCTATAAGCTTTTTATTGTCCTTAATGAAATATGGTAAAGTGCCTTTCTCCTGAGCAGCCTCCATTCGTTCCTTATTATCCTTTATCCAAGCCTGGAACCCATCAGGCATATCCTCTACAGTTTGTGAGCTTTCAAGAGGTTTAACATTGTCCTCTGATAGGATCTTATCAATCATATCATCAATTTCCTCTTGTTTTGCCAGGATCGGAACCCTGTAACATCTACAGTTCGGGTGCCATCCAGTCCATTTGAAGTCTTTAGGATATACACCCACAAGAGACTGGCACACCTGGCACGGATACGGATTATTAGATCTCCTGATTTCATAGCCTGTAACAAAATCAAGCTGTTGCCAGCGTTCGTGCTCAGCTGCTCTATATGCCATGTTAGTCTCAGTTCGTACTAACCGCTGGGCGTTTCGGTATGATGATCTATACACCCCCTGTCCTGGGTGATATTTTTTAGGTGTATCATCAATCCATTTGTAACTTTGAGTATCTGGATCGAATTGCCTACGCTTCCAAACTCTTGCATAGACAGGCTCCCCATCTTTATCCTCTCCTTTCTTTACCCGAAACCTACGATAGAACCTATCAGGATCCTGGAGGTACTCCTGAACCTTTGAAGCCAGTTTGTTGGATCCAGTACCCTCACCTATTGCCAGATCTATAACAGTCTCCAGCTCCTCCCTGAATTGCCCTGTGTACTTCCAAACCTTTTGAGACAGGTTAAGCCCTCCATGTTCGGACTTCCTGGCAAAAAAGGCATCCATAGCCTCCTTATTATGCTGGAAAAAGCGGGCAAAATGATTGTCCTGGATCGACTTTTCACCAAATACACTCTTAACAAGATCATCATTATGAGTATTGGAAAACATCCATTCCTTTGTGACATCTCCACGGATCTCTTGATATACTGAACTGTACATCTTTTTCAGTATGGCTGTAGCATCATCACCATAGCCATAATCAGTAAAAGAGAACGGAGTATCATCCTCCAGCTCTGTACCCTTTACAAGATCTACCAGCTGTAGCATATATTCCAGATAGATCTTTCGTACATTCTCAGCATAGCCCTCTGTACGATTAAACAGCTCTTTCTGGAGCTTTGTGGAATTCACATATTTACCTTTACTCATAACGAATCATCACTTTTTTACAAAGTCGTTGCACTTCCTGGGATAATTTCCCATCATATAGCCTCCAGGGTTAGCTCTCAGGTCTGAGCATCCAATCAACCTTTCCGATGGATTTTTTGCAGTCCTCGCATCTTACCCACGGCTCCTCTTTCTCTGGTTTCTTTGCCATTACTCACCCTCTTTCAGAAAGCTATCCAAAAGCTCTTTCTTGGTTGCAAAACATTCATAGAATACATAACTATCTTCTTTGGCTTTATCTAAAGAGGTTGCTCCTGATATACGATCTATGTATATTTCCCTGGACGTGCATGGAGCTGTAAGCGTTATCTCTATCCTATACACCTCAAATTGATAAGGTTTATTGTTTTTCATCACCCATACCCTATCCCCTGGGTTGAATACCGTTGTTACTTCCATCATTCAGCAGATTCATAGGTTTGCTCAAAAATATCAGGCTTACATGGGTAAAATTCACCCTGAACACCTTTGATTATCCAGTCTCCAGCTTGTGCTGTCATTACCCCCTCTAATGTTGGTATTTGAATAACTCCGAGCTTAGACTGAGAATAGTCAATAGTAGCCCCGCTACCTTTCATAAATGTTTCTGTAATCAAATGATTTGCTCCATTCCATTGAACAGCTTCGATCACTACAGGTTTCTTTCTAAACTTTGCCATAACTAATTAGATGGGTTTTACAAAGCCTCCCCAGGGCTATTATTGTTACTCAGCCTCTCCAAAGGCATCCATTTTCATCATCTCTCTTTGTCTCTCCAGAGCCTCAGCCTGTTCCTCTTTGATACGTGCCAGCTCTACCTTAGCATTCTTCACCAAGTAACTCATCTCTATAGTGGTCTGTAGAGACAATGCACCAGCTCCATACTGTTTTAGAATGTCGGTCAAAACAGCACTCATATCCTCTCCAAATGGCTCCTGGAATTCGTGCCCTATTTTCAGAGCTTCATACTTAGCTTTGTTTGGATAGTCCAGCACATTGCCCAGAATAGCCAGAAGCAAGTTAGATGCTCTGGTCATGTAGCCATCATGGGTTTCTTTTCTTTTCTCAGCTTTGATCACAGCAAGCATCATCATTTGTTTGAGTGCTTTGGCTGATACATCGCTCAGGCTTTTCATGTTGTCAAAATCAACGTTCGGGGTGAATGTTTTGGAGAGAATATTTTTATCCAAACGATCATACTCGTTTTTCTTATTCTCAGGTGCATTATCGTATGTGAGATAACGAAGCTCCCCACCGTTTTTAAGAATGAATAGTTTAGCCTCCTCCTCAGCTTTGGGCAAAGAGTTCAGAATGTCAGCTGTTGCAACCATAGCAGGGTTAGCAAACTGATCATTCACATCAGCATCAGTGGATCCCATAGCCTCAACACGGTTGATCATAGGCTGGGCACCATCGTGTTCTACTTCCTGCTCAAAGATGATAGCGGGGATCTTTTCCACCACATTATCAATTGCCTGTACCTCCCATCCTATAGAGGAACGTTTACACAGGTAGATGGTATCAGCCGTATAAACATCAACGTGGTAAACTGTTTTGTTTCCAGCCTCAGTAAGAGAGTACCCCCAGGCAAATGCTTTCAGCCTCTTGTATTGATCCTTGATGGTGTAAATATCATCGTTGTTAGACTTTGATAGTACATTCAGGATCAGCTTTGGCTTTCCATCATCATCCCTGTATATGTGATAGAGAATAGCAGCTGTACCCTCAGCTCCAGCCATTCTCTTACACTCCCTCACATGGGCATCAAAACGGATCTCTTTGAGTAGGTTCTTGTATGAGTTGAAAGCCTCATCTGTACCCTCACTCTCTTGTGTCCATTTCACTGGTCTGCCATAGAGGAAAACAAGAGCGATCTCATTAATAAACTTTTGATATGGAACAGGTATTTTCCATCTCTTTTTCCACCTCAGAAAATTGCCCTTTTTGTCAAAGATGGCTTTATCCTTTCGGCTCATGATCTCGTGACTTTCCACATTGTAATCCTTTAGGTATTGCTGTGCAGCAGTGGAATGATCACGCATAAAATTCAAAGCCCTACCTACATCCTTTGAAGCCAGAAGCTCAGCGAAATTCTGCTGATAACCTACAGCAGCCTTAATTTCATTTGTCAGAACATTTAATAATCCCATAATATTGTATTTTAGCCTGTTAATCCTAATCTCCTCTCTATATCATCTGGTATATCATACTCGTTATAATCGAACCAGCAACGCATCAGGAATACATCCCTCCAGTCTGGTGAACACCCTATATCTTGTTTGATCTCCTCTTTCGGTTTGAGCTTTAACTTTCCATCGCTATCCACATCCCAGGTTTGCAACTGCTCCAGCTCCAGAGCTATCTGTTCTCTATCCTCCTGAGTTACCAGATCAGGATCTACACCCACCTCAGAGGCGTTAATGTGCTCAGCCAGCTTGTAACCACATTGAGTTTGTAGATTCTGGTAGTTTTCCCCTCCCAGAGGTCTGCCATTATTGGTAAAGCCTTGTATGTCGCAATTATCAACCACTCCACCGCCTACACCATCCTCATCAGCAATACAGTTCCTGTTCGGGATCCTGTACTTTTGCTGGCACCTGATTATGTATGCCTGGATCTCAGTGGTTTTACTGACAGCAAAGCATCTCAGATCTATTACCTTGTAGCCATCCCAGACACAAACACGAGCGTAATCAGATCCGAACCTGGCTATATCAGCTGTCAGATAGTAGGTGCCTGTTGTTATAGCCAGCTTATTCCCAAATATTGCCATGATAGCATCATAGGAACATAAGGCGTTCGGGTTATCATCATAATCCCAGTTACCTTTCAGCAGGCGTTCCTTTTTCACCTTATCAGAAGTGGATGAGAGAGCCTCTATGTAGTCTTTTTCGATGAATGGATTCTCTTGTACAAGGCATGTAAGGAAAAACATGTGCCCAGGAAGCAGATCCTGTTTACTTGGTTTATAAAACACCTGGTACATCCAGTTCTTTTTAGGGTTACATGTGATCAGGATCTTTCTCAAAAGTCCATACTGATCATTCATGTGCCTACCTATACGAGTTTTGAGCGTATCATAGGCTCCAAAATTCACCTCTCCACCCTCTTCAACCCATCCACCAGTGTACTCAATGGATCCATAGCGTTCATACAGCGGATCACTGGGGATATATCGTAAATCCAGCATATCTATCCTGGATCCATTATAGAATTCGATATAATTCAGTTGTCCATTGTATTTGTACAGAACATCTCTCTCAATGCCATAGGCAGCAGCTACTTTGTTGAAAGTTATAAGAGTGGACTGAGTTATACGCTTCAAGCTTTCACGTCCGCAAAACCACTTAGTACCAGCATAAGCAAGGCAGCTGAACATTAGCCAGCTTGCACCAGTCCATGATTTAGCCCCTCCAGCAGCTCCACCATATAGCAGCTCCACATGTGATCTATCAGTAAGAATACGCAAAGCCTGATCTTGCTTTTCATGCTTCAAGCCCTCCCTGGATGTTATGAAATCAAAACACCCACGTTTGAACAGCTCTATTTTCACTGCAAGAGCCATAGGCAACTGTATATCTTTACTTTTTGCCATAGATCTTTTCGAGTAGTTCGTTATACTTCAATAGCTCATCAGTGGAGAGAGAGGATAAATCAGGAGAGAGAGAGCCTGAAAGGTTAGCGTTCAGATCTCCCTCTATCGTTTGGGTTGCTTTTCCGAATATCCGATCAAAGATGGAATCTATTGTATTGGTTCGTCCATATCGTATATCGGATTGAATAGCTGAAATGATATTGAGTACCCATACTGGAGTAGTACCATCCTCTTGTTTGGCATTCTCAATTATGGTTTTAAGCTCAGCGGGTGTTCTTTCCATCAGGTACTGGATGATCTTGAAATAATCCTCCTTGCTTAGTTCATGTTTGACCTGTTTCCCTGTGAGCTTCTTTAGTTGATTGTATAGGGCGGGCTTCCTGCCATTTTTCTTTGGCTGGTTATCAGAGGAAAATCTGTGTTCTTTTCCTGAGTTATTTCCTTTTTCAAATTGTGCCATCCCGCCGTTTATTCGCCGTTTTACAATATGTGTTCATTGAACACACTTTTAAATCTAAAAAAATCAGATAGTAATTCTACCTGATTCCTTATGTGATCTGGTTTCTTATTGATTCTCCTGTTCCTGGTACTTATTCCAGAACCATTTTACAAGATCATCACCCGATTCATCGTAAGCATCAAGTTCCTCCTCTAACTCATTAGCCATATCCAGGACTTGATTCATTGCTTGCTGCTCCTCCTCAGAGGAAAAGAATGGGCTGTAACCTCCATCAATGTACTTATGAACTACAGCCTTTTGTTTCTCGTTTAATTCAATTTTGCTCATAGTAGCTATTTTTTTGTTGTAACTCGCTACAAATATAGTGGTTACAGTTTATACTTTTTAATTATGTCCTTAACTCCATTGGTGTACTTATCAGCTTTACCATGTACAGCCTTTGTACTAACCTCAGCAAAGAACTCATTTACATTGGATGTAGCATATTTGCCATATCCTGTTTTCTTTTTGTCCTTTTTCCAACTTTTATAGAGAGAATTCACACTCTTACTTGCTGCTTTTGCGTTCGGAGATGAAAGATTTGAGTTCCAGGTAGCATGTGCCAGCTCGTGTGTGATAATATGAGCTACTGGCTTGTTTGTCTTGGTTAGGTGCCCAGATTTATAACCAGCTTCAGCCCACTTAGCTATACTCTGAGTAGTAGTGCCCTTTCCATTGAACACGGACTTATTCAAAACAACCTGTTTAGATACTCCATTTGCTGTTATATGAACACCTCCCACACCAGCATCCAGTGTAGCGAGCTTAATATCTTTCTGTCTTACACCCAGAACAGAGTGGAATCTTGAAATGCCCTCTTTTACGGATTTATATACAGCTGGGTTACTTATGGAAGCCAGTGGCTCCATCTTACCGACCTTTCCCTTGTAACTGGAATCATTTTCACGCAATCCACCGCTTTTAGGAGGCTTGCTATTACTTCCGCTTGTTTTTGCCATTTTTGCCTTTTTTATCGTTAATGAATTGCTCTACATACACCAGGTTATTATCAGCACAAAATCTCCTGATCTCATCACCTCCTCCATAAACAAGCAAATTAGGCGTTTCCAGTCCTGATATTTCCCTGGCTACTTCCAGCTCTATCTTTAAGTATTCGATCCGATCAGCATACCCACGAGTAAAAAAGGCGTTGTATCCTTTAGGGATACCCATCTTATTATACTCTTTGAATTTTACCGACACATTCAGATCTGCATACACCTGGATCCCGCACTCCTGGAAATACCTTGCAATCCATCTCTTTTTATAGATCTGGTGCAATCCGTATGCTATTGGAGTGGTATCATAAACAGAAAGATTAGGCTCAACCAAAGCCTTAACCCCGCTTGTGAGGACTTTTACTGGATCTTTCCAAATAGCCTCAAACCTATAATCATCCACATAGAAGTGGTAAGTTGTAACGTCTTTTCTCAAACGACTATCAGCCCCCCAAGGAGCAAATGGCAGCTGTAGCTTTCCAGCCTGTTTTTCCAATAGTAAGTTTGGTATATCAAACTCATTATTGCTCTCATAAAGGCAATCGTTAAGCATGGATCTATAAAACGCCTCCTTATCATCATAAGGCTCTCCATCTATATCCCCATCAGTATCCTCATCGGATTCAGCTTTAGATTTCTTTTTACCTTTCTTTCCATCAGCCTCTGGATCTGGGATCTGTAAGCCTATAAAGTCAAAGTTTGTATCTCCCCAGTAATCATTATTGAGAGCTACAAAATCCCATTCCCCATTATTGATATTATCCCTGAGGACTATATCCTTTTCCTGCTCCTCGCTTAGTCCATGATACAGAATTGTAGGCACCTCCTCAATTTTCAGCTTTTTAGCTGCTTTGAGCCGTTGGTTCCCAGCAATAACTACGATCTCTCCAGTACGATCTGAGAGGGTAATAGGTCTATGCTTCCAAAAGCCGTTGATCCGGATAGAATCTACTAATCTATCCATATCAATTTTTGAGATCTTCCTGGGATTCTCTTTCAACAGAGAAAGCTCAGATACTTTTTTGTATATGATTGTTTCATCCATTTGAATCCTCCTCCTTTTCAGTTTCATCTACACTATCCATAGCCTCGCTGTTACCTATCGACTGATCTTGATATTCAGGAGTACCAGCAATTTTGCGTATAAGTTCAGCCATACGAGCCAAAAAGTACAATCTTTTTCGACCGATGAACATAAGAGAATGCCCATCATTCATATATCCAACTGAATAAAATTTACCTCTGAAACATACAGGTAATGGCAGTTTGTCATATATGACAATATACCCAGGATGGATGTTAGATATTACAGCTGTTCTATTATACCGACCATCCATAAATATATCAACCTTATCCCCAGCCTTTAGAGGTTTCTCTGGATACAGCTTGTGTGTGAATCTCAGCAAGATCCACACAGCTATTAGCGAAAAAGAAAGAATAACTATACTTGTAATCATTATACTCTGATTTACTTAGTTAATATGCAAATATACAAATAATGTGTTTATTGAACACACATTTAGAGAATAAAAAGCAGCCGAAAGCACTAAAAACCATACACTAACATAGCAGCATCCCTGGAATGTTCGCTGGTTCTTTTTGCCCATTTAGTATAAGTCTTGAATGTATCTGAGTTCATCTTAGTAACGCTCCTCTTTGGTGCAACCATTTCAAACTTAACACCCAGATCTACAAGAAAATCCTCCCATATAGTAGCATCTCTTTTCACGGATCCTACTCCCTGGAGCTTTTTCCTTTCCTCATCCCTTGACATCCGCTCTGTTCCAAACCAGGTACGCTGCCTGGCATCCTCCACCCTTACAACTACCTTACCTGGGTTCTGGGCGTTAAGCTCCTCGACCGATTTCATAGCCTGATGAATCAGCACTGTTTTTACCTCCAGGAGGTTCTTAGACTGGGTATCCCATACAGCATACCCAGTATTCTTTCCTGAATCTATACCCACATAAATCATTGCTCGTCCTCTTTATTGTCTGTTAATGATCCAGGGATCTGATACAACATAACATTTGAATCATTACCCCTCTCTTTCCTGGATGGTAGCAGCTGAGCCATCAGGCACTCATCAGGTAGATACTTGTAACGGATCTCTTTGATCACATGCAAGGGTACAGGGTGTTCGCTCTTTATCTCCAATCCCCATAACCCATCCGTAATAGCGATGATAACGATGGTACACCCATGCAGAAAGATCCCCTCTTTGTATTGTCCGAAATCATCGGTTATTGCTGGCTCTCTGTTTGCAGTTTCCTGGAGCTGCTTAACGAACTCAGGATTAAGCCTTTTCTTTTTCCAGAAATCAGGATAGTGCACCCGATTTGGTTTGCTCTCTGTTGATGATTTAACGGACAATACACCAGGTTTATCAACTCTCATCTGATTGTCCTTTTGTAGCTCTTTGAGAGCCTGCTTTGATTTGTCTTGCATGATTATAATCAATTAAATGGTGAAACGATTTTGAATATCTCTTTTGTTAGATAGATGTCATAACTGGCATCGTGTAGTTTATCACTGGTTACCTCTATACCTAAAGCAGCTGCTACTGTAGCAAGCTTGAAGTTTTCCATATCAGCCCGCTTTGATGCAAGATATGGTGTAGCCATAACCATCAGATCTATACTGTTACTCCAGAACCAAGATCCGAAATATTTATCTCCATTTTGGAGGAACCAGCCCCTTAAAAAGTTGTTATCAAAGCCAGCATTATTGAACCCAGCCAGAAAGAACTTATCTTTCTTATTAAACCGATCTACATACTTATCCAGCATAGCCATGAACTGAGAGAAAATAACCTCCATTGGGGGATATGCCAGGATCTGCTCCTTTGTTACACCAGCTACATCCAGAGCCTCCTGGGTGATTTCTGCCTTTGGGTTAGGTCTGACTTTGAAATCAAATGTTTCTTTAGTCTCCCCATCTATGGCTATCTCCCCACTGATCTGGTGAATTCCGTGTTTATTAGGCAATACTCCTGTTGTTTCCAGGTCAAAAAATAATATTTTCATTGTCTCTTGAATTTGAATTTTACATATCCAATATGATTATAGCAATCTTGCATCTTTGCTATTATTTCCTTGTAAGAACCCCTACCAGCTACTTTGATAATATCTTTCTTTAGCTTTCGGGGTAACTTTGCTTTGGGAGGATCTACACATATAGGCGTTACCTCTACTGTAATCTTTGCCATACTATTTCTCCGTTTTATTTTCAACGGTAAAATGATCCGTTTTTTTTGTTGATAAGAAACTGGGAGTTAGAGGGTTTCCAAAAGTAAGTAATGATACCCAGATCCTACCAGTAAATAGTATTCTGAGACGCTCACGAAAAGATAACCTCCAGCAGGAAACAACTGGACGGGATTCATCTTCTGGATATAATATCAAAGCTGGGAGTGGAGTGTATTCTGGCTGATCCTCAGCGAACACAGCATTTTGTTCTTTAAATTCTACTGGTTTCATCTTTGTTCTTTTAATTGTTTCATAGCCTGCCTGAGGCTTCCTGTTTTATCTAACAGCTTAGACAGCTGGCATACGTTGATACACTCCTCTCCATCCAGGTAAGCCCATATTTTCATAAGGGATTCAGAGATAATATTTGCCTCTTTGGTATCTTTCAGAGCTGAATTAGCATCTTTATTTGTTGCAGTTCTCTTTCCCTGGCTCTGAGCCTCTTGTACTGTTTTCTCTACAGCTTCAACTTTCTGCTGTTCTGTCTCATAGCTGGATGCAATATCACGAGCAGCTTTAGCTGAAATGTGATTATTTTCAATTCGCTGGAGTATCTCAGGAGGGAGATCCATCATAGATAAACACTTACTTACAAAGGCTGGAGATTTTTTGAACTTTTCAGCTATCTCTACCTGGGTGTAACCATAGTTATCTTTGAACCGCTTGAACATGATACCACATTCGTATTCGGTGAATTTCTTACCCTCATTTCGCATCATCTGCTCTATATACAGATCCTCTGGTTTAGAGTTCTTGCTAACATACATAGCTTTGATACGTTTGATGTCCACACCCTCAGCTATAGCTGCCATAGTAGCCCTGTATCTCCTTTCTCCATCGACCAGCTTATATTTCTCCACACCATTCTCATCTTTGAATGGGATCACCGATATGGGATTAAGAACCCCTTTAGCTATAATCTGATCTTTAAGCTCATCCAGATCAAAATCTCTCCGAACGTTGAAATCTTGCATCACCACTACATTACGTGGATCTATCTGGTAAATGTCTGTTCTCTTTGTAGCATTAGTTTCCATAATCATTTTTGATTTTGTTGTAAGACTTTAAGTGCAGATAATGGATCTTTCTCACAGAGAATATTCCATTTCTTTATGTTTTCGTTTACACGAGCGTAACACCTGATGCAGATGCTATTTGCTTTCTCGATCCTACCAGAACCATATACCCAGTGCATACCAGGATAAAGGCGAACATTTTTCATTATTTTTTTAGCAACCCTCTGTTTCATTTTACTTGACTATAAAAGAGTGAAATACTAAACGCCCTCCCATCATCTGAAAGGTACTTACATACTCCAAATTATCACTATCTGGAACATCATGCCCAGTACCGTGAATTCTAATAGTTATCGCTTCATTTCTGGGAGCTGTAGGGTTCACTAAAGCCCAAATACATGGTACCTCTCCCTGGCTTTGAATAGTAAGAACCTTTGCACCAGTAGGTAATAATACCACTTGCTCATCTGTTACCTCAATGGGGTACTTAAAAATCTTTTTCATATCAATATCTATAATCGGTGAAGTGAATAATTTTACCAGAGAATGATCCTGATTTTCCATGAAAGAACCACTCTATAAAATCCTCCAGGCTTAGACCATCGTTTTTAGCTATAATGGCAGGATCCACACCTTTACCATCTACCTGAGCCATGATACACTCAGTTTCTCCAGAATATTCCATCTGTATTTTTTGCAGGCCGATACCGTCCTCTCTGGTTCGCTGGGTTAGATCCCTTTGCTCAGAGTTATAAGGTCTGCCAGTCCATTCTTTCATAGCCAGATACATTATTCCAGCTTTAATCCTGGCAAATCGCTTTTCCCAGATGCCTTTAGCATCATGCCTGATAGTATGGATCTTTTCCTTTCTTTCGATTTTGCCCTCAAAATCGGTTTTTTCTCCAGCTCTTTTATGAGTAGCTGGGAATGTCTTACACAGTGGGAGAATTGCTTTTTTCATTTTTTCTATTTTTTATCCATTCTTGAAAATACCATAATTGACCACAACCGCCTCCAATATCATCCTGACCAGCGGGGTTAAATACTCGGATCGAATACCCAGCCTCCAGCATTTTATCTGAAAAAGATTTTATCAGGTCAAGCTTTGAATTGATAGCATTTTGCATCGTATTGTCTTTTTCGCAAATAACAGACAGCGTACACTCCCATACATCGGGAATAAACCACTCCAGGAGTTCATTAATATTTTCAACTGATGAATTTTTTTCATGTACACAGTAGTTGAAAAATGGCTTTCTACCAGTAGCCTCAGCCCAGCATTCACCATAATAGCCTATACCAGATAGAGACATAGTAGATGTTGGTATGAGCTTTGCACGAGCCTCATCATTGGATTCATGAACAGAGAACTGGATACCTACATTACTGATCTCTTTGCTCAGGTTGATAAACCGATTAAAATAGTTGTGTGTCTGATGTATCGGTGCAGATGTGCTAACAAGCAGCTGAGCATTAGGATACTTTTCATTCAGTAAGCGAATAGCTTTTTCAGTATTGTTATAGTTAAGAAAAGGATCTCCCATACTCATGAACATTAGCTGAAACTTTTTTATTTCAGATGGCTGGCAGTCTATATGTTCCAGAACTGAATCAATCTGATTAACTATTTCGTCTGCTGATAGATTACGAACAAAGAACTTACCAGTTCCACAGAATACACACCCTACAGGGCACCCACATTGAGTAGAGCAGCATATAACAGTCCTTTCTTTATACTCTTTGTATCTGTATAGAACCGCCTCTACTGCTATTCCATCTCCCTCAAATACAAATTTTGAGACATTTTCATCTTTCGATTTAAAAACTGTATGTTTCATAAATTACTTTTTTATTTATTGTTCACTTGGTTACTTGCTGGATAATAAGCCAGCGTTAATACATCATATTGCTGTCTGACAATAGCAAACTGATATGTACATTTGGTACCTGGCACGAATATAAAATCATGGTTATATCCATCCTTTTTATGTCTTTCGACCTCGCTGTTATTCTCAAAGTAGGATTTCAAACTGATGATCATATTCTCATAGAAATCATTTCCGAAAGATTCTATAAGCCTGGATTTATTTCTAAGAGCAAACCTCATTTTCTATAACTTTTATTCTGATAGTGAACTCTCTCAAACATTTCCTGGATCCTGTCATAGATCCTCAGCCCATAGCGTTCCTCAAATTCATTTTCGCCCAGGTTAGATGTAGCGATGGTAAAAAGCTGCTTATCATAGCGGGCATATATAAGTTCTACAACAGGAGAGAACTCATTCCCCCAACTTTTCACGCTGGCAGGCTCGGTTCCTATATCATCAATGAATATCAGCTCATCATTTTTTAGGCGGTTGAAATGAGCTGGATCATCAGCTACACTCTTTGCTACTTCTAAGGCAGAAATCCTCCTTACTCCTTTCCTTTCCGATGATACACTACTATTATACAGAATGCCTATAAGATTGCAAATAGCACGCCCCAGGGTTGATTTCCCTGATCCAACAGAACCATAGAGCAGTAGCCCTACTTTGTAGTTTCCTGTTAGCCATTTGGCTGCTTTATCTATCTTTGCATTAGTTGCAGTGTCATTCATAAAAGGAATCATTCTTCTATCCACTTCCTGTTTGTAGCACATCCAGAGCATTTCACGAATAGTATTCTCATCGAAATTCGTTATTCTAAATCGTGTCTCTAAAATTCTCGCCTTTTGCTGCTCCAGAATTTGCTGGAACCGTTTCTGTAATTCGCTGTCCATTTTTTTGTATCTCCTCGTTATATCTACCTACAACCCAATTAAGGATAGCCAGATAGTCAGATTTATACTTTTTACCTTTTGAGCCTTTGTAATTGTTAAGTATCTGAATCATTCGATCAGCCCCCTCTTTTGTGTGAGCCTCTACCAGCTTCATATATTCATCTCTGGTCAATGTCACGTTATCAGCATACTTGTGTTTTTTTGCCTTGTCTACCTTTTCCTGCTCCTCTGGTGAAAGAGGTGGGGGTGTAGATGGATCGACTGGTGGAATTGCTGGAGGTGCCTGTTCTGGCTTTAAGATCTTAGCTTTAGTTACATCTCCTCCCTTTTTACCAGCGGAACGCCTCTTTTGCCTTATATCCTCATCTCTAACCATTCTCCTGGAGAATATAGCTCCATCAGAACGAACTGAGCAAACACCATTGTCTATCAATTTATCCAGCCATGATCCAGATCCAGAACTATCTAATCCTATCATGCGTACAATTTCCTCCCTGGTGTACGGTTGATTGTTAGGCTTTACCATTACTCCACGCTCAACGCTTTCCCACATGTAGCAAATCATGTCAAACCATAGCCCCCTCAGATCTGGAGGTAATACTTTTACCTCTGGGCACTTTAGCCAATCTCCAACGTAGAAAGGCATTGCTGGTAAGTCTTGTTTTTTTGCCATAATTGTGAGTTTATAGAGGACTACCTTTTACAGTAGCCCTCCAGGTAATTTATACTTCAAGAATTGCAATATCAGGAGCAATCTCCTTGATCTTAACCAGTACCTGGTCTATGCAAGTATCACGGTAAGATTCTACCATTTCATTTGCACCAGGAGAAACGAGCTGTAGATATACATCTCCATCGCTCAGGTAGTGATCAAACTCCACATCAATAGCCTCTTTTGGGGTACCTTTGAAAACAGAAAGAACCACTGAAAAGCTTTTTGGCAAATTACTCTCAACCTGTTGTCTGAAAACCTCAGCTCTTGATCCAGATGGATCTTGCTGTTTCTGGATTTCCGATTTTGCATTTGCAGTAAAGTTTTTCAATGCAGATACCATCACCATACATTTCTCTTTATCCTCAAATACACCACGGTTCAATCTCAGGAATTGCCCTAATCTTGCTGGCTCCCAGGCTTTGCTTTCATTGTTGATACCAAACTTTGCAAACACATCAGATAACTGTACAGTACCAGAAATAGTGTTTTTGTTGTAGCCATCTGTTTCATTGATGATAAGCTCAATACTCATCTTTTCACGGTTCACTCTGATGTTTGCTTTCTTCTGGTCGATTGTATCTACACGCTTTAGCAGCCAGTCAAAAGGAGTAGAAATAACCCCACTAACGTTGATACTTTCAGGGGCTTTTGTTGCTAATACTTCTGGAGCTTTTGCAGCTGCACCCTCTCTCAAAATGATCTCAATTGGTTTTGAAACATCAACACCCTCATGAATGTGAACCTGTAATTTTTCTTCTTTTTCCATTTTTTGTAATGAATTAAAATATTAATACTTAGTTATCTGTACCAGTTCTCCGTAATGTCTGGAAAGCTGTTCTTTGTCGCTCCTCCTGCCTGATGTCTCTTTCTTCCAGGAGATAACCATCAGGAGAATACCATCCCACTTTACCCTCATCTGGATCAATGAATTTGAAACATTCACCTTTCACGTATTCACCTCCAGATTTCAGTTCCTCCAGGATTTTACCGATTCGTTCACCAAGTGGTTTAGTCTTGTTTTTGAACTCAGATTTGATTTCAGCCAGCTCCACATCCAGCTCCTGAACCATAATGGAAACCTGAGCCAGTTCTGCACGTAGATCATTGATCTCACTTTGGTCAAACTTCCTGGTGTAACTCCTTTCCTCAATCTGATCACAGCTGTCTCTCAGGATCGTTGCCCTTTGTTCTATCGGGGTATCCGATAACATGATTTCTTTCATTCTTAATCCTCCTCTATTTTAAAATTAAACTTATGATATTCAGCCCATAGCCGAATGAATTTACGTCCAAAGTATGTAGCTTTCTCATCCGTTTCCTGGCACAGGCGGAACCCAAGGGTCGCACGCGAGTACGAGGAGCGATAACTCGTATGCAGATAACCGAAACCCGCATGCGCACCATGACCCGCAGAAGCAGACAAGAGGGCACCCCTTTGCTCAGCACTCATATCCTGGATCTCTTTCTTAGTGTATAGTGCAAACCAGCAATACCAGTACACTTTTCTCCCCTCAGCATCTGGTTTAGGCTCGAAGTTTCGCCCCCATAATGCACGGCTGATAGTTTCCAATTTCATAAGAGCGATGATGTGAGGAGGAGTTCCAGCATCCATAAGCTTTGCCTCATCCATAGGATCCTCTCCAAGAGCTATACAGGCATCCTCATAATCCTGAATAGTTTTGTAATCATCCAGTGTAGGAGTAGGACGTTTTACTATGTCACCGAACAAAGCAGCTAAAACTTTCTTTGTGTTAGAATCTGCTACAGAATAAGCAGCAGTTACATTCTCTTTTCTTAATTCAATTTTGCTCATCTCTTTAATTTTTAAATGTTTAATTACTATTTAGATAACTCTTTATTTATTATTTTCCAGCTGGGATCTGGATCAGGTATTTCAACATCCAGGTATTCCAGTGCATATTCTCTTAGCTTTTCGCAATAGGTAGAAAAAGTGATAGTGTCCATTGTGGCTGTAGATCCTGGGAACTCTATTATCTCTCCAGTGTGCTTATTAACGACTTTATCTGCTGTCATTTGGGATTTAAAGAACTCATGAACCTGTTCACAGCTGGTAAATTCCCATCCAGCATCCAGCAAAGCATCTAATAGCATCGGATAAATACATCCCCATAACCAGCCATTCTGATCCATAGATCTGGGCTTTCTGACTTTCTTAGTAGAGATCTCGTATATCCCATCAGGAGCTGTTATGAGATCATTGTAAACAGGCTTTAAGTCAAATAACCCTCTCTTTTTTTCTATGCGAAACTTTTTCATTTATAGCATTTTAGAGAGTTCGATATTTAGCCCTGGTCTGGCAGCATATACCTCTTTTCCTGTTAATCTCTGTATTTCGGACACAAACAATAGTTCATCACTGTTATCATTGGATAGGTGCAATAAGACTATGTTTCCAACTCCAGAAAGATCATTGCTACTAAGAAATTCCTTACAAGTATTCAGTTCCATGTGGGAGTTTAATAGTCTGTTCCTCTGAGCCTCCATAGTTTTACCCTTTCTGATATTTTCGATCAGCTTTTTATCATGATAATTACATTCGATAAGAACATGATTAAGCCCAGGAAAAGAGTACTCACATACACAGCTATCTGTAAGGAACATTATCCTACCTGATTCTGGATGGTCTATAAGGAATCCCACACAGGGTACATCGTGGTTAGCAGGAAAAGGAACTACTTTGAAGTTTCCAAACTTATAACCTTTACCAAGTGTAATAGATTTAACCCTGGATCCTTTCACATCTTTTGCAGTCAGAACCTCCTCCAGAGCGATGGTATATATGCCACTATCAACCACGTTTTTGATGTACTTAGCATGATCATTGTGTCGATGAGAGATCAGGCAGCCAACGACTTTACGAAGTTGGAAATTCAGGGCTTTCTTTACATTCATGAAGTTGATACCAGCCTCAATGATAAGAGCCTCTTTCTCTGTTTCCAGGATGTAACAGTTACCTGAACTACTTGATCCAAGTATTTTTAATATCATCTCGTTCTGTTTTTTTGCTGTTCTTGAATTGTGATCCACCTACAATTAGCTGGTTCATAGTTGCCATTTACATCAATGCGATCTATGGTTAGAGAATCTGTGTAGCCATGAGACATAGACCAGTCATGGAAAGCCTTGAATCTATTCCACTCAGGGCATACAGAAACTCCTTTGCCTCCATAATACATATATCCATGAGAATTAGCATTGTTACACCTTTTCCTCATTCCACACCAGATAGAGTAAAGCCTGGTATTTGTTAAACCGTAATTTTCCGTTCTTTGAGAGATTCTTGGTTTTTTATTTTGTTCATCATGAAAGCATCCACAACTGACTATACTACCTTTTCTCAGAGAATACATCGGGATAATTTTACATTGTCCACAATCGCATAGACACTCAAAGAACCTATATAAACCTCTCTTTTCAACCTCTTTGGCTATGGTTAAACGCCCATATCTATCACCAGGCTTTACATCTATCTTTCTCATATCTACAGATATTAATATCCAGGATCCTCCTCAGTTGATTCAGAGTGGGATACATCTGCACCAGACACATCCTCATACTGAACATCATTAACCTCAAATGTCTGGGTATTAGCACTGGCATTTGATCTCATAGCATCATCACTCTCCTCATCAGCATAATCTTTCTCAATAGCATCTTGCATCTCGATAGATAGGTATCCGTATTTAGACAGTAGGATTCTGATCACAGTCTTTAGAGCCATACCGTGAAAGTTTCCCAACCATCCTACAGTTTTACTCTCTACAGCCATAGGCAGATCTGCCAGGGCTATAAGGCTCTCTACTGTTGTTTCCTTTTTCAACCCCTTAGAGTAGCGTTTTGCATGGTTAGCCATCTGCTCTACTGTCATATAGAGAGTTTTTGAGAATCCGTTCAAAAGCTCGAAATAGCAGAAATAACCTACTGTTTTGTCGGATTTACGTTCACCATCAAAAGCGATCTCTCCAGTAAGCTTATTCACCTTTCTGATCTCTCCCTCATAGACAGCATCTGCATTAATGGTACGGTATTGCCCTGTTCTCATAGCCAGCTGGACATATCCTTTATATCCCATCTGGAACGTAGGAACCATTTTCTTTGTCCATACTTCTCTACCTGTTGCTGGATCTGTAGTTTTTACACTGTTGTTGAAAGGGATGATATAGGCATATCCCAGAGCTTTGTTTATAGGTAATTTCAATACAGCTGCTTTGAGAGCTTCCATTACAACCTCTTTAGGCTCACATTGCTGTAAGTTAGAATCTCCATTATATAGATCAATTACAGAAGCCACGAATGTGGGGGCACTCTTTGCCAAAGCATTCTGGAACTGCTCCATCACAGAGGGAGCATTCAGCATATTTTTCAGCACGTCAATTTTCTTTACGGCTGTTGGAGCCTGCTGTGGGGCTTTTGCTACCTGGTTATTTCCTGTTGTAGTCATATTTTTATTTTTCTATCAGTTACTAATTTTTGAAATACTATGAGTTTGCGTTTAAGCATCTCATTTTCATATTCTAAATACTTGTTTCGTTCACGTAATTTATCCATCATCGCCTGTTCTGGTGATGCAAACCGTCCATTTGATCTCCTGAGTTTAGGAGCGGATCCATTTGAGAATAAATTTCGATCAGCCATTTTTCCTATAATTCTTGATAGATTTCCATAGGTTCATCACCCGATGTTTTAATCATGAGCGTAGGGTAATGGCTCACAACCAGATTTATTATCTGAGACATAGTAGGGAGTAGTGTATTTACGCTCTCACGGTTATCAATGAATATCGGAGCAGTAACACCTTTGTTTCGGCAAATAGCATTGATAATATCAAGCCCAGCATTGATCTTTCCAGCATTATTCACATCTGGGTAAGGGGTGCCATTCACAGTGCAAACACATGTAAGTTTTTCCCCTCCATTCAGTTGTTCGTCAACAAAAGAGAAAGAAACCAGAGAGAACATGCCATTTATACGCTTCATAAGCTCATTATCTTTTGCTTTTTGGAAGTCCAGAGCAATGAATTCCATTCTCTCCAAATCAGCTAAAGCCAGGTTGTTGGATGTTCTACTTTCCTCCAGATCCTTTATGAGCTTTTCTGATCTTTCAATAGCATCACGCTTAGTCAGGCGTTTGTTTATTTCCTGGATGGAAGTTTCAAGCTCCATCTTAGAGTTTCTTAGATCGGATGTATCAACAGGTTTAGATTCAACACTTAGCTGATTTTCAAGCTCGCTGATCTCATTTCCCAAACGGATCCATTCCCCATTAGCCTGGATCAGAGCATCAGCATCCTGAGCAGATGGAATATTATCCTCCTGGTATTGCTTTTGTCCTGTAAGAGTTGTTACCTGATTTTCAAGCTCGCTGATCTCAGCCAGGAGGCTTTCTTTTTTCTTTTGCAGTTCATTTTTCTTGCTTGATTTCTCCATACCCTCATTCTTATTGCTCTGTAAGCGTCTGGATTTGGTTTCATTGAAATTAGCAAGCAGCTCAGCCTGTTTAGCCTCAATATCATCAGCCTCTAAAGGACGTTTGCAAGTAGGACATTCAAATGCTCCCTCTGGGTATTGTAGCTGCTCAGCACTAATAGTCCTGTAGTGACCTCTTAATGTTTCAAGCTCTGTGTCGATATTGGCTATCTGAGAGGAAATAGTGGTTATATTACCTTTCTTATTTTCTATATCCCTTTGCAAGGATTGAATTTTGAAAGATATTTCATTTATTGAAGTACGAGCATTATTATTGTCGCTGGTAGCCTGGGCACGTATGTTGTTTTCGAGTTTGGTTCTCTCCATACGCTTATCTCCAATTGTCCTCTGAATCTCTGATTTGCGTTTATATTCAGCCTCTACAACCTTTGATTTATCGGTTATCTGATTCTCAATTTCAGTAACCTTTAACCTCTTAGATTTCAGTTCTGATTCAAGTTTATCCCATTGCTCAGGCTCAGGCATTAACTGGTTAGCAGTGTCGATCCTGGCAGGGATCTGTTCCAGCTCATCCTTTATGGCTTTTTTCTTAGCAGCTATTTCTTTCTTAAACATCTCCAGGCTTTTGCCTGATATTTGTTTCAATAGCTCAGAATATTCAGGCTTTAAAGCTTGAACATCCTCATCCGTAACATCCCCAGCCATATCCATCAACATCGCTTTTTGCTCAGCAGCTGTACGTGTGTTAAAATAAAATGGGTTAGTGATCATCTTGAACACATCCTCTGGGATGATGGCAGATACCTCAGCCTCATACTCTTTTTTTGTAGCAAGTTTTACACCGTTCAAATAGTAGTCAGTGTAATGGTTTTTTAGTATCTCCTGGCTGGTACCTCTTGGTTTTTCCCACTTTTCCAGGTATATACGTTTCAGAGTTACCTCATTTCCATTAACCGAAAGAACACCAGTAACCTCATGCTCCAGCTTTAGGATGGGTTTACCATTCTCATCAAGAGTTTTGATATTAAAATTAATATCGGATCTGTTAGTACTATCTTTCCCGAATAGCAACCAAAGGAAAGCATCCAACACCGTTGTTTTTCCTGTACCATTCTCTCCAGCTATTGTAGTTTCTTGCTGGTTAAAGTCGATGGTAAGGCTCCTGATCCCCTTAAAATTTCGGATGATCAACTTTTTCAAAAAGATTTCTTTGTTCATAATACACTTATTTATAAAATGTTACTTTCTATACCTTGACATTACATAGCCAATTCCTTTTTTGATAGCCCCCTCTTGTGTGAAAGATGGGCTTTGCCCTATGTATCTCCCAGCGATAAGAAATACATACTCACCTGATTCTATTTGTTTGGCAGTGATATTGTTAATATCAACTACCTTTTGCTGTTGTAGTGATAGCATAATTACTTGTTTATGATTCCGTTTAATTTCTCAGAAGTATCAACTGCCAGAAGTTCAGCCATTGAATAGAGTACCTTTGATCTTGTAGCATTTCCGCTCCTAATAGGATTCACCAGGTGCATTGATACCCATCTTTTTACACGAGCCTCCCCAAATGTTCTATAAGCCTCTCTCTGGGAAATAGAATCTTTTGCTGGAGTAACCCGCTTTGCATAGTTAGCAGCTCCCAGCTCTGACATCTGCATGCAGATGTTTTTCAATTCGTATAGCTCCAGGGTAATCATATCAGGCTCTTTTTATACGTCTGGCTCTCTTTACAATCTTGAAGTACTGTTTTACGCTCATATCCAGATAATCATCCGTATAAAAGACATAAGCCATAGATAGAGCCATAGCAGCAATAAATATTTGATGTGTTGCTCCAACACATACACCAACGAATGAGCACAATCCAAGAACTCCAAACACAGTCATGGATATAGCATTTATCAAAGTGGTTCCAGTCATGTTGATGTTTTTTAAATTTTGAATAAATTGTTTTGCATAGCATACCTCATAAACTCAGGCATAGAATGTATTTCAAGCTTTCTAAAGCTGTTTTTCCTGTGATTATTCACGGTATTGAGAGAGATAAAGAGCTTATCAGCTATTTGATTGTCTGATACTCCCTTGTAGAGCATTTCCATAATTTCAAGTTCCCGATCAGAAAGAGTGGAGTTGAATCTGGGAGAGCATATAACTTTGTCGTATTTACATTCTCCACGCAATGGACATCCAACGAATTCAAATTTGAAATTCCAGCTCTCATCCAGATCTATAGTATTGTCATACAATCCGAAATTGCATTTTATAAACCGTCTGACAGCCAGAAAATCACGATACCTTTTAGGTAGATTTTTGACAGAATAAATATCCATCAAAGCAGAATGAGCCTCAGGATAAAACTCCATAAGAACCTCCAGGAACTTCTGAATAAAATCAGAATCACTCTCTTTCAGCTGCCTTTCACTTTCTCCAAAAGGTCTAAGAGTAACCTCACCCTCAGGGGTTGTATAGAACTCTATTGCTTTCATAGCCTTATTCTGATTCAGGGAATAGGATAGTAGCAGTTAATCCAAGCTCTTTCTCTATCATAGACTGGGATAGAGCATCTGGTTTCTGAGTTCCTGCGAGCCAACACCTTACAGTTTTTACGGACTTCATAGTTACACCAGCTATTCTCTCTACAAATTCAGTCTTTGGAGCTTTTACAGCACTCCTGTCAGGTAGAGAATCGTATAACTGCCTGAAAGTCATCTGGTCTTTTTCTGTCATTTTCTCCATTTTACTAATCATTAAATTGTTCAGCAAACACACTTTTCATATATTTGCACTGTTATTAATTCAATCACGATGCAAATATAATCATATATAATCAATATAAGCAAATAAAAATGATTATATTTTTGCAGATATAATCACATTTTAATGGAAAGATTTGATTTACAGAGATTTAGAAAGGATAAAAATTTAACTCAGAAAGATCTTACAGATGTTTTGAGCTGTTCGCAACCCTTTATATCATCCGTTGAGAAAGGAAACAGACCTTTGCCTCATGAAATGATGGTTATATTGCAGTCTAAATATGGTTATGTAAATGATTATATAATCAATGAAATCACTGGGGAAACAGATGAGATCCGTACAAATATGGAATCTCTGGATGTATTTCCAGCTGGAGCAGATGTGTTCAGCAGACAAATCATTAAGATGATGAATGAAAAACTCATTGCACCATATAGCTTGTTAGCTGAAAAGGACAAAGAGATAGAAAAACTAAATAGAGAAATCGGAAAATTGAAAGCCCAATTGGAAGCCTCCAAAAAAACGGATGCCCAGGAGGGAGACAATGCAACATGTGCCGTTGCAAAGTAGTATTTGGAATCAAACAAAAATTATATTAAGATGGACAATAAAGAAGAAAAAGGGATTTCACTCCCAAATGTTTCTATACAGGAATTTCTGACAGCAGGATCAGAGGCTTTTGCCGAACAATTGATAAAGATGGAAAAAGATAAGATTATAGCTCATTATAGCTTGATCAATAGACATCGTTTTGTTATCGAATTATACAAATCATGCTTAGCAGGGAATAAGCCTGATGAAAAAACACTCTCAGAAGCACAAAAAGAGCTTAATCTTGCAATTGACAAAGCAAAAATAAACAATCACCCCACTGAGGAGCTGGAAGCTCTAAAAAGAGATGTAGATTACTTAAAATACGAACTAACATGAAATATCTTATTTTACTGGCAGCTCTAATGATAATGTTTTCCTGTTCATCTGATGATCCAGCCCTTATGATGGGATCCGATGAAACAAAGGATTCACCAGGTGTTAAATATCTGACCATAACAAACGGTGACAACCAAGCTCATTTATACATGGCAGGAATGATCGGGCTTGCACCATCTGAAATATCTAAATCAATAGAAATACGAACAGATACATTTACGCTGCTGCATCAATGGTCAAATAAAGATTATACAAAAACAGTTTGGGATACAATTCATATTTCATTTATTGGCATTCCAGAGAATCAAACAAAAAATGTAATTCTAAGAAATGAACACTCCAGCAACTAAACAAATCATAGAGAGGTTTTATAGTGCCCTGGATGCGATAATAGCAAAAAAGGATATTCGTGGTGTAGCTACATATTGCAGACTATACGATATTGATCGTAGAAACTTCATAGCCCAAAGAAAAGATTTAGACCGTGGATGGTTTCAAGCTTCATGGCTGCAACCAATGGTTAAGGAATATGGAGTAAGTGCTGAATGGCTATTAACAGGAATGGGCAGAATGTTTAAATCCCAGGTATGAACATAATCGTGTTTTCTCTCATACTCTCTTTCTATATCTTATTATTATTAATATTAAACTATATATAGAATATATATTTATATATATTCATTTTCAGTAATTTGCTTGAATTTTGCTTTACGTTTTGCTTAGGCAAAATATCAAGCAAACAATATAGCAAAGCAGACAGCAAAAAGTATATTTATCTAAAATACAGAGTATTATAAAAACGGTAATTTTCGACAATAAAAAGGCTACTCTAATAATACACCTTATTGCATGAAGCAAATAAGTAAGCAAAGCGAAAGCAAAGTATATAGCAAAATAGCAAGCAAAAGACTAAGCAAATGCTGAACTTTTGCTGCTATGTTTGCTTATCTTTTTGCTTAGGCAAAATCTTTTCATACTTTGGCTCGTCCACACTTCCAATAGCCAGTTTTATATGATCTAAAACTTTTCTGTTTGCCTTATCAATTGGATCCCACGACTTTTTTATGTAGATGTCTGTCACTTTCATGGATTCATCAACATGGTTGAGAGCTGAGTGTACTGTGAATTTATCCACACCCGCCTCATTTGTTGCAATTGTAGCCCAGCTATGCCTGGCTGCATAGAATTCCAGATCATCAATATCTAAAAGGTTTCCTACTTTCTTTAAACCGACTATATGCCTGTTCTTTTTCTCATCTATTCTGTCAAATCCATTGATGGCAGCTGTGAATGTATCCATACTGGAATACATTTTATAGAAACGAAAAACCCGCTTACCATCAGGATCTCTATATTTATCCACAAGAGACTTTATTTCTGGTTCCACCTTGATGGATATTTCGGCTCCATCGGATCTCCTGTTTTTCGTTTTAGTCCTCTGGTATGTTATTCTACCATTCTTATAGCAATCACAATTATAAAGATCTACAGCATTCATACCGATTAAGCCAAAACTTAAAAGGAAAAGATCCTTTGCAAAATTGAAGCGATTTACACCTACATTATAATTTGCGATATAATCTAATTTGGCAATTTTCCTGATTGTCTCAGTATCAAGAGCACGTTTCCTGGTTAATGGAATCTTTGGTATTTTTATTTTCTTGAATGGAGATAATGGGATTCTGATCACTCCAAGATCCTCATCGTTGAACTCCAGTTTTGCACGGTTGTGTATGGCTCTCAGATTGCTCAGGTATAATGATTGTGCCCGATTTCCTTTTGTTCTATTGGTGCGAGCTGGCTGCTCATGGATCCATTTTATATAATTGTTCAGGAAATTAACGGTTATCTCCCTGATGCTAATATTTTCCCTACCTACAAACTTCACCAGGTTACTTAATGCAACCTCATAGCTCTTGGAATTTCCGATATGCCCAGTGTCTCTGAGCTGCTTTGCAAAAGATCTACCATAAGCTACAATGTCAAGATCAAAATTATCATCTGGATTATCTCCAGATATAAGATCTACAATTTGCTCTACAGTCATAGTCTTTAAGCGTTCACCGACACGATCACATATTTTTCTGTATTTCTTGATCAGCTTATCAGTCTCATCTATATAATACTGGTTTTTCAGCTTCAAGTTTCTGGTTAGATCCTCCTTTTTCACATAATAGGTAGTGGAGAGATACTTCTTTTTCTGGTTATGAGTAACCCTCACCTTTATATTGTAGGTGCCATCCTGTTTTTTCTGGTGAGCATATACCTCAGCTTTAAATGTAGCCAT